CTTTATACAACGGCGGGCTTGTATCTATACGCTAACATACATACAAACCGTGTAGCATCACTGCTACGTCTTTTTCCCTTTGTCTACTCTATTCAAACAATCAAACCGCGGGAGTTCGCGATCGTGGTCCTGTTAAGGATACTGATTGAGTGCTCACTTCAGCGGTGAGTCTTCGGATCCCTGCGTAATGAAACCAGGTTTCTACTGTTCGGCACACGATATTGACCTGTGCGAGTCTTTACTGATTAACTTTGCCTTTGATATGACTGCCATGCACACGCACTTGTATGTGCCCGTTATAGTAGTCATCACTTTCTAATACACGTCGGGAGAATTGTTCGCGAGCTTCTATGTAACTGCATTCCGCTTTGGTTTTGCAATAGTATAGGATTTCGCGTGAGAAGTTTTCTATGCCTAGCAGTTCAACATCTCGAGATAACTCCGGAGAACTGCCATAATATGTTTGCCAATCTGAATCTATAGTGCCACGAAGTTTTTTACGTTTCTTTTTGCCATTTTTGAGTTTGACTACTTTGTATGTTGTTTTCTTAAACTTTGCCAGTTTTTTGCCAATATACTTTCTGCCGGTGAGTTTATTAGTGATCAAATAAACAAATCCAGCACAGTCTTCGGGTAACTCTGTGATTTCTTGTGATTCGAATAGCCATGACATTGAGTTGTAGTTATCTGTTTACCCCGAAACCTTATATTTTTATGCGATATCAACATCTGTGTTGTAAGAAGTGAAGCCATTTTCTTTGACCACTTTGAGTATGTTCTCCACACGACCTGCAAGCTCATCTCTATGACTTACCAGCCAAATACTCTTGTGTCGTTCGCGACTCATCTTCTTGAGCAAGGCCAATGAGTTTTCTACACCCTGTGTGTCCATGCCTGAATCTACCAACTCGTCAATGAACAACACATTGATGGGATGATACAGGCTTTCCCATACATCGCGGAATGCCCAACTCATACTCAGTATCAGTCTGTTGCGTTCACCTCTACTTAGATTATCAAAATCTAAGTCGCGACCTAGTTCGGTGATCTCAACAGTGAGATCGTTTTGGAATATGACCTGATGAGGCAGACCAATCCGGTCCAGGTAGTGTGTGAGTCGCGCATTGAGATAGCTCAAGTTTTGTTCAATGATCTTCTTGCGGATAAAACTATCTTTGTTTGTGAGCAGTTTGAGCAAGAAGTCTTGATGTTCTTGCAGTCTGGTGAGCTCGTTCAAAGTATCGTAGGTCACAGTCTGTAAGGCTTGCCCAGTCATCTCTTCAATCTGCTCACCATAAGGATCTACTTCCTGTAGTTTGGCATCCAGCTGACGTTGTAGGTTATCCAAGTTAGCTCGATGCTGTATGGCGTCTTCTTCTTCATCATAGAACATCTTAGGAGGTTTGCCTAACACGCCCAAGGAGGTGTGGGCAGCCTCCAGCTCTGATAGCAGTCGGCTATGTTCCTGGCTTGCCGTTCTTGCTGTTGCCAGTTCCGTCTGCTTTGTTTCCAACACTTGTTGGTGCTTTTTGTCGTGGAACGCTTGACCGCAGGTATGGCAAGTGTGGGCTTCAAGCTGTGCAATCTCCTTTTCAAGCTTCTCAATATTTTTTTGCTCTCGTCCAAGATCCGTCTTCGTACGTGAGATCTGGGTCGCCAGATCGTTAATGTCTTTGCGCTTTTGATCCCACGCACGGTGATCTTTGTGTGCTTGTACTTCTGTATCGATGTCGATCCTCTGGAGCTCTTCCAGCGCGGCTGTGAGCTTGTTCGTTTCTTCCTCATGTTTGTTTTTCCACATTGTCTGCCTACGACGCAGGTTTTCAATCTGTTCTTCGATGCGCTTGTTGGCTTCTTGTACAGCACGGATGCGCATCTCTTCTTGTGAGATAGCATCTTTGGTTTCTCTATTGAGTTCTTTGATACGTTCTGCACGTTCACTGAGTAAAGTGATACCTAACAGTTGCTCGATTATGGCCCGTTGATCATTGGCTTTGAGGCTTAGAAAAGGTTCTGTGTAGGTGTTTAATGCTAACACATGGCGGAACATGTCGTGTGTCATGCCCATGGCAGACTCGATGGCATCCTGTGTTTCTCGACTGTCGCCTTGTGAGTTATCGTCTGCGGCTTGTTCTTCGTTGTTGACAAAGAACTTGAGCACGTTGGGTTTGCGACCACGCTCGATCCGATACTCGCGTCCGTTGATATTGAAATCCAAACTGACCAACATGTTCTTGCCGTTGGCTTTGTTGATCAGATTGTCTCTGCGTATATTAGTAAGAGCCTGCCCGTAAAGAGCATAGCTCAAGGCATTGATTATGGTTGTTTTACCCGTGCCGTTGCGACTGCCGTCACCGCCTAGGTCTAGATTTTCTCCTAAAACAAGCGTGAGATCCTTACGGTCAAAGTTAATGGCCTGTGTGGCATTGCCCACGCTCATGAAGTTTTTTACGGTAAGATCTTTTATTTGTATCATAGAGCCTGATATATTTGTAACAACAGTTTGGGATCGTAAAACTCTGACTCAATCTTGGTAATCTGATCTGTCACAATCTGGTCCACGGATTCAAACCGTACTTCACCAGGTGATAGATCTTCCTCCAAAGCTGATCGCTTGTTGGGGATCAAGGCCATCTCTCTGAGATTGTGTTTGCTTATAAATGTATCCTTGATGAATCCCGCTTCTTCATAGGAGATTTCAATGTCCAACTGCACACGCACATGCATGTTGGGTCGTAGCAGTTGATCTCCGCGATCAATCAAAGTCGACAGATCAAAAACATTATAAAGTGGTTGATCTGGCCATGCATGATACTCGGGTTCAGCACCCCACTCTAGTATCATACAACCTCGCTGGTCGTCGCCAGCATCAGCAAAGTTGTGCGGAAACGCATTGCCGATGTAGTTAATATTGTTCTTGTGCTGGCGTAAGTGGAAGTGCCCTGAAAATACTTTGTCATAGTGCCCAAAATGTGCGGCCTGTATTTCACCGTGATCCGGCATCTCTACCATGGCATTCATCTTGAAGTGTGGCAGCTCAAAGTGTCCAAACATGTATTTGCTGGACATTTTTTGTATGCGCTTGTGATCATCGCCAACAAGCCAAGGAGCGATGACGACATCACCTTCTTCAAACCAATCATTGCAGATGTGGATGTTGGGCAAATGTTTTGCCCAGGCTGCGCCATGTATGTCTCGCTTGTCACGATAGTACAAGTCGTGATTGCCGGGGATGAAGAAAAACTGCGAGAACGCCCGGGACAACTTCTCCAAGGCTTGTAAGCTAAAGTTTAGTGTTTGTAAGTTGATCGCCGCACGATGATGGTGCCAATCGCCCAGAAACATCCCGGTTTCGCAACCGTGCTCTTTGCCCTGGGCAATGATCCAATCTACAAACTTTTCGCAATCTTGATTGTGTAATAGGCTATTCGATTTCAGTCCAAAGTGGATGTCAGTGAAAACGATAGCCTTCTTGAATAAGTTGGCCATATGATAGCAGTATACTATTCTTCTGAGCTAGATGCAACCGCTTCGGCTGTTTTGTTATGGCTCTCCGAAAACTGACGAGTCCAGGAAGGATTGAGTCCGTTCATTTCCAGGATGTCGTCACGTATGTTCTGCATTTTCTTTTCGATGTTCAGGACACGAGTAAAGCTATTAGTGATAGCGGCAGTATAATACGCAAAAGGGTTCTGCGATTTTGACTCGTCGAACTGCAATCCGATTTGACTGAGCTGTAGCAGGGCTTGTCCCCGCATTTCTTCGTTGTATGTGTATCCACGCCAGTTACTCCTTGTAGCATATCTTTCACACAGTTTGATAAACATTGTGGCCAGTTTGTTGGTCATTTTGCCATGATCTCTGCAGAACTCGCCCCCATCTAAGGTACCCCGCCAGTGTGATTTACCCACCACAAAAGGCTGTTTATTTTCGTCCAAACGATAGTGCCAGAACGGTGGAAAGTTCAATCTCACATGATTCATATCCAGCACAGGAACCTCTAATAGATCGTCTAAATCGCTGTTTTCTTCCACATCTTCCAAGGCCAATAGCTCGTCTAACTTCTGCTTTTTGGCCTGCGCTTTGGTGGGTTTTTTGGGTGCTTTGGGTATGTGATCCCAGCAAGTGATGCGGAAAACAAGATCAGTGTTAGGTATCTTCTTTTCGTTCACTGCTTCGCCGGTTTCACGCTTGATACGGTCAGCACGATTGCGCCGCGCCTCGGCTATGGTGCGTTGATTTATCTTGCTCAGACTAGGCAAGATTATATCATATTGGTGATCTGTTGCAGGATTTCTGTAACTACAATATGTGTTCTTGCTAAGGTGTATTTCTTTGAGTATATCTCTGTTGTTGAGATAGTTGACCTTTTTAGGGGTAGGGGTAGCTAGTGTAGCCATGAGTTGAACTTCTCCTATAGTGTAGTTATTATACAACACTCTGGGCCGTTGTCAAACCTTTTGTTGTATTAACTTAGCCGTTTTGACTTCCGGTAAATACACAACAGGAACTACCATGGCCAAACTAGAAGCAATCTACGACGAAACCACAAGGACTTACAGAATCATCGACATCGATGCCGGTGTTGAAGTTGTGGCGTTGGACAACAAAAACGTTGCTGACAACTTTGTAAAAAGCGGTGTGGTCACACCCGACTCTGTGAGATTGGCAGTGCGACAAGATATCGCCACCACCACAGGGCTTGTTTCTGAGCCCGGGGTAGTGACTCCTGTGCAAGGTATAGGTGCAGGCGGATTTACCAATCCCAACAATCTTCCCATAGCCAATGCCGCTCCGGTGGTACTGCCATTTGGGTCAGGTCCTCCTGACACCAGCTTGCTAGGCCCACCAAGATCACAAACACCGGCGGTACAGCCATTTGGTTCAGGTGGGTTTGCTAATCCCAATAACTTTCCAGTTACCACGGGCAATGTGATTTATAACACAACTGACGACCCTGAATCGCAGAAAGTATTTGCAGAATTAAAAGCCAGCCAAGTACCACCGCCACCGCTGACCAGAGCTCCTGTGGCACAGTCAGATCCTCCTGAGCCAGCTGCCGCACCTCAGACAACAGATCCAACCGTACCTGTTAGTCAGATACAAGCACAACCAGCATCAACTATTGTACAGCCACCCTATGATGTTGACGGATTTGCAGGGCTTAACACGGCCAATACAATAGCAACATCAAGTATACAAACCCAGGCCAGACCAGTGGGCGGCGACTATGTGGCTTCCTATGATGTAGAAACTGGCAAGTATGATGTGGTTGATCTGGCCACAGGACTACCGATCAAGCGTGGACTGTCAGAACAAGCAGCCATACTTGACGCAGAAAATCTTTCTGTAGGCGATCCTGGCTATGGTGGTTTGGCCGCACGTAACATTGGCGTGGCCTACGACGATGATGGATTCCTGTTGCCAGGCTACACATTAGATGAAAATAACGACCCCGTGTATGTTGGCGGAGACTTTGTTGAACCAGCCACAGCGGCTTCTGCTGAAGCCAGCCGCATCGAAGCACTCAAGCAACAGGCACAAAATCAAGCCACGGTATCAGCTCAACGCAAGGCCAATGGCAAAGCAGTGGGCGACGGAGACTGGCGTGTTCGACTACGACTGGCTCCCAATGCGACCTATCTCTATAAATCACCAGGGCTGAACTCAGCAGGCATCATGGAACCGTTGCGTCAAACTGACGGCGTGGTATTTCCTTATACTCCCCAGATAGACATACAGTATTCAGCTGAATACACTCCATATGATCTGGTACACACAAACTATCGCGGATATTTCTACAAAGGCAGTAGAGTTGGTGACGTAGTACTCAACGCTGACTTCACAGCCCAGGACTCCAACGAAGCAGATTATTTGTTGGCGGTAATACATTTTTTCCGTAGCTGTACCAAGATGTTCTATGGTCAAGACAAACAGCGTGGTACACCGCCACCTTTGGTATTTTTATCAGGTCTGGGCACCTTCCAGTTCAACGAACATCCTTGTGTGATTTCACAGTTCAACTATAATCTACCCAAAGATGTAGACTACATACGTTCACGTGGACGGCAGTCTACTTCGTCAGGAGTCACCCAAGGCGGCAATGGCCTGATGTTCCGCAGAACATTGGCCAGTTCTACTGCGCCCAGTTATAGTTTAAGCAGTATATGGAGCCGACTCACCGGAGCCAATCTTCCGCAAGGTGGTATGAATATTCCTCCGGCTCCGCCTAATCTTGGTTTAAACACTCCCAGCTATGTGCCTACCAAGATGTCAATGTCATTGACCTTGTTGCCCATGCCCACACGCAGTCAGATCAGCCAGCAGTTCAGTCTTGAAAAATATGCCAATGGAAACTTGTTGAGAGGAGGATTCTGGTAATGAGTATCTATGCTGCCAACAGTGCTTATTATGCCACACCCGTGGTCAATGGAATCTATCTTGGACCCAGAGTCAATAGACCCATACCCAAGCAAGCTGATGATTTGGTGTTTACTATCAATCAAACCTATAACCTACGCCCTGATCTGTTGGCTTATGACTTGTATGGCGATTCGGGTCTATGGTGGGTGTTTGCACAACGTAACCCCAATGCTTTGCCTGATCCCCTGGGCGACTTCAGACAAGGCGTGACCATTTATATTCCCAAAATAGACACTCTAAGAGCCGCCTTGGGATTTTAATCTATGGCATCGACATTTTTTTTAAGTTCACAGGCCGCCGATAGATTTTTAAATCAAGCTGAACGACAACTTGAAACTGCTCGCAAAGTCAACGGCGAGCTGGCAGCGGCTGTGGCCGTAAACAACACACAACGAGCAGAAAACTTATACGGCCAAGTAAACACATTCCTTGGCTTAGCAACCACCAGCAACAGCTCGGCCAAAAGCGAAATCAATGACATGGCCAGAGATGCCAAAGTTGAACCCGAACGTCAACTGGTACAGACATATAGTGCAAGAAGCAGAGACATTGACACTGGAGTAGAATCTGTACGAAATACATCTAATAGACTCATTGGCGAACTCAAACGAGATACCTATAACTTAGAAAACAACACTCCTCGTCCTCCAGTGACTTCATCGGCAGCAGATGCGGTGGAAGCCCAAAAAGCAGCCAGTGAAGGTGCTCGAACACAAGATCCTTCGGCACCATTGCAGACCTTTGATGACGAAGGTAGACTGATTGACGTACCTGAAAATGTGTCTGACGAAAACAACGCCAACTTACCTAGACTGTTGGGTGGACCCGAAGACCTAGGCAACGACGATGGTGCCACGGTGGTTGGTGCCAATAGACCAGTACGTACCCTGACACAGACACAAGGTCCTTTTGCATCGCAGTCGCCACCAGATGATCAAAGAGACCAGACATCGGCAGTGTCAGGCGCAGGAGTGACAGATGGCGGAAGACCAGCCATAGCACCAGAGTTCTTGGCTCCTATCATTCCAACTCCTAATCCGTTGTCTAAACTGGCTTCAATGAACTATAGTTTCAGCATCTACATGCTCAACATCGAAGAATACAAAAGGATGCTGGAAAACAAAGGAAAAAAAATTTTACCATCACAGCAGTTGATCATACAAAGTGGTGGCATGGATCAAGGAGCCGGATTCAACACTGGACAACGCAACAAATACTTTGATGTTGATTTTTATCTTGACGACGTCAAAATACAAAGTTCCATAGGTACACAAGGTGGAACTCGAGCGCACAACACACTGAGCATGCAGTTCACAGTGGTTGAACCCACTGGCGTGACTTTCATACAACGACTAAGAAAAGCAGTGCGTGAACACCAAGCAGGTGGAAACTCTGTCAGTGAAGGCAATCAAAACTTTCTCATGATCATTAGATTCTATGGCTACGATGCCAACGGGCAAATAGTCAACAGCAGTGAACTTGGTATCAAAGAAGTTGGCAGTGATACTAATTCGATCGTGGAAAAATGGATACCTTTCCAGATTGCAGATATAAAATACAAGTTAACAAATCGCCAGGTAGAATACAACATTACTGCCACAGTCCCACAAACTGTGCTGGGATTCAGCACCATGACTGCTACCATTCCCTTTGACTTTGAACTACAAGCTCCAGATGTGGCCACCTTGCTCAATGGCAAAACCAGCTTGACTAGACAAGCCAATGCCACAGAAGATGAAGTTAGAGATCGAGAAGGATCAAGCCAACCACCGCCCAACGCTGTACCTCTTTCTGCTATAAAACAATATACCAATGGTCTAGCCGAAGCACTCAATGAGTATCAACGAGAACTAGTGGCAAAAAAACAACAAGAAAAAGCAGACCAGTATGAAATCATTTTGGCCAATGTCAAAGGACTGGCTGACGCCAAAGTAGCTCGCCCTGGCAGGCAAGATAAAAAACGAGCGTCCACAGCACCGCCTGCCACGGCCAATCAGACATTGAATCCACAGGCCAGTAGTTATAACAATAATTCAAAAACATGGAATGTCACACGTGGTACTCAGATAGTCCAGTTGATTGACTTAGTGATGCGCAACAGTTCTTATATCACTAGCCAACAAAATATACGACAAGATGAAACCACACAAAAATGGTATACCCAAACACCAGTGGCCACTGTGCAGTGGTATCGGATACAATGCCAATCCACACCCTTGGAATATGACAACATAAGACGCACCAACTCTTACAAAATAGTCTACACAGTGACACCTTATCAAATCAATGATCCCAAGGTTCCTGCATTTCCGACGGCAGCTTTTAGAGGAACTCACAAAGTTTATAACTATTGGTTCACCGGAGAAAATGCCGAGCTGTTAGATCTCGAAATACAAACAAACTTTAACTATACCATGAGTTTCGCGGCCAATCAAGGCGGACTGCCTCAAGGTGACGAATGGACTTCCAGCGCCAGGATCTATGAAAAACGCTATTTCCAAACCAAACCTAACTCTGAAGGCACGGGCGGCCAAGGTGACACAACCACTCCAGCCGCAGAATTGGCCGCCAGACTGTATCAGGATCAAGATCTCCAGAAATCCACAGTAACCATATTAGGCGATCCAGATTGGATACAGCAAAGTGAAGTTTTTTATACCGATCCAACCACAGTATATCTCAGCCCTTTCATGCCTGATGGATCAGTCAACACCGCTGCCAGCGAAGTGCTGTACGAAATCAAGATTAACCCAGTCAATGACTATAATCTTCTTGATGGGTTGGCCACGATCAACTCCAATGGTGGATTGTATGGACAAAACACATCAAATATCATATTGGAACCACAGAGCACAGTGTTTAATGCGCTGACCGTAGACAGTAACTTTCGACAAGGAAAATTTACGCAACGAATAAATGGCGCACTACGCCAGTTCAATGCTGCCAAGGCCACCGTGTCTGTTGCAGCCGAACGCAATAGACTATGGACAGCGGCCGATCAAGAAGATGCAGACACAGGCGCTGCCATGCTGGCACTGGGAAATAGGACAGCCGCAGATCGGGCAAAATACAGCACCAATACTTTGCGCACACCAAATCCGCCAGCAACTACCACAAACGACACATCTGCATTGAGACAGAATGCGCTACAACTGTTGAGAAGATCGGCCACTGGCAACGGGGAAGATGCCACCGACACTTCTACTCCTGTTCCCGGCGGACCATAATAAGTAGACGACCATGGCAGACAATCAACAACGCACCGCAGGCACCCCGGGTGCCTATAAACTAGATCGAGGCAATGCTCCTACACAAGTGGGCATGTATGTGGGCGAAGTACGTCAGGTATTAGACGGTACTCGCAGTGGACAAGTCAAAGTCTACATTGAAGATTTTGCTGGCCCTGACAAAACCAATCCAGATGTTTGGAGAACAGTGAGCCCGGTCAGTCCGTTTTATGGCACCACCAATCCTCCCACAGACCAACAAAGTGGTGAAGGATCCTACATACTCAACAAACAGAGCTATGGAATGTGGTTTACTCCACCTGACATTGGTACACAGCTGATATGTTTTTTTGCATCAGGAGATTCTAACTATGGATATTATCTTGGTGCAGTGATTGAGCCCGGCGTGAATCATATGTTACCAGCCATTGGTGCTTCGCGTAACTACAAACTTGACAACAGCGCACAACAACCTTACTTCAATGGCGCTCCTCAACTGCCAGTGGTCGAGCTCAACGTCAACAATCAGCAAATAGCTGAAAATCCCAAGTTCTATGACAGCAAAAAACCTGTGCATAGTGTAGTGGCCGCAGTGTTGCTACAGCAAGGTCTCATCAAAGATCCTGTACGTGGACCCATTGGATCCAATGCGCAACGTGAAAGTCCCAGCACAGTATATGGCATCAGCACTCCAGGCAGACCCATCTATCTAGGCGGAATGACAGATGCTGATGTGCGCCAGCGAGCACAATCGGGCAGTTTGACTCCTCAAGATGCCACAGTCATTGCACGTCGTGGCGGGCACTCATTTGTCATGGATGATGGTGATTTATCAGGCAACGATGCTCTAGTACGTTTGCGCACAGCCAAAGGTCATCAAATCACCATGAGTGATTCGGGAGACTGTTTCTTTATCATACATGCCAATGGACAAACTTGGTTGGAGTTTGGCAGCCAAGGCACAGTAGATATCTATAGTACCAACTCTATCAACCTGCGTAGCAACGGCGACATCAACTTGCATGCCGATCGCAACATCAACATGAATGCCAAAGGAGTGATCAACGTCAAAGGCGAAAGATCCATTGCCATGGAATCCGAGTTGATCACTGCCAAATCTACCAAGGCCATGCTTTTATACAGTGACAGTTATGTGGGTATCAAAAGTGACGGCACACTGAGTCTGAAGTCTTCAAAATCAGGAACCTGGGATGCGGGTAGCAACATGGTACTCAGTGCTGGGTGCATATCATTGAATGGCGGCAGCGCACCAGATGTGCCAAAACCCAGCGATATAATCAAACAGAGCTTGCCCGATGTCAAGTTCGAACAAAGCCAGGGATGGGTGGTACAAAATGGTGCGTTGACTACCATCGTCACACGAGCTCCCACACATCAACCCTATCCATTGCAGAGCCGCGGAGTCAATAATCAAACAGAACTACAGGCTTCGGCAGCACCAGTGGCAGTTTCTGGAGAAGTAGACGTCAAGTTCTCAGAAATACAAAACGTTGAGTTTGACCCAATACAGGCCGAACAGTATGAAACTCAAACGCCAGCTACAGTCAGCGTGGGATCGATAGAACCCGAACAAGTCACTGGCATGTTGGCACAGACCAAACTGTTGGCCAATCAAGATCCATTGGAGCTCAGCGATGAAGGAGTCGGCGCCTACAAGCTCACCCCAAGACAGTTAGAAGCCGCGGGCTATCTCAAGCCCGGCACAGTGGAGTTTTATCTCACAGATGGAACTGCCACCGCAGTAGACATATTAAAAAGCCCTTCAGTTTGGACAGGTCAGGCCGGAGTCAACAATGTGACTTCGTTGTTGGCCGACCCCAAACTACAGGCCGCGGTGCAAACAGACCTGTACACGTTGTCTTTGCAACAACTGAGATCCGCAGGAGTGGTCACCGGTGGCGAAGATCCTGCCAAACTTGCAGGACTAGTACAAGCAGGATCCAAATACGGTGCAGAAGTAGTCAAAAAATGGGTGCAAGGAACAGTGGGCGACTCAGCATTGAATTCAAATATCAGCCAACTGGTGCGTGGGGCACAATATGCTGTAGACCTAGCCAACCAAAAAATCAGTGACGCTCTCAAAGGCTACAGCACCGCGGGCATAGGATCTACTTCAACGATAAATCGCAGTGGAGTTGATGCCGCTGTGTCAGCAGTGATCGGCGATGCCAAAATCACCACACCCAACTATACAACGCAGTTTAACATATACTCCAATGTAGTCGATGCAGATTTGACCTATGCCGGCAGCGACCCTATAATATTGGCCAATATCAATGCTGAACGTCGACGCCGCGGATTACCGCCCATCCAAACGGCTTAAATACTAGACCATGGCCACTTTTATCGGATTCAGCACAGTTGATCAGTACAAGAAGTTTACTCTTGTGGACTTTGCTCTGATCAAGCGAGACTTATTAAACTATTTTAATATACCACAAGGTCAACTCGTGGGCCGCCCTGGTGTGGGCACTACCATGTGGAACTTGATATTTGAACCACAGACCGAACAAACAGCGGCCCTTATTGTGCAAGAAATGCAACGAATAGTCGGTCAAGATCCAAGGATTTATCTTTCCAGCGCCGAAGCGTATCCACAGGTCAATGGTATCTTGGTTGAGCTAGAAATACAGACCGTGCAAGGCACCACAGCCGAACTATTGTCAGTGTTCTTTGATCAACAGACACGACAAGCTTCATACATCTAAAACTAAGCCGTTTATTCAAACCATAAATACTTCACGGAAGGTATTATGGCCAAGACTACTAGACAAACAGCAATATTTGGGGTAGAAGACTGGAAACGGATCTACACGACTTACCGCGAAGCTGACTTTCAAAGTTATGATTTTGAAACGCTACGCAAGAGTTTTGTTGACTATATTCGGATCTATTATCCCGAAACCTTCAATGACTACATTGAATCTTCAGAGTTCGTGGCTCTGTTGGACGTCATGGCGTTCATGGGCCAGGCCCTGGCTTTCCGCAACGATTTAAACATCCGTGAAAACTTCTTAGACACAGCCGAACGCAGAGATTCTGTAGTACAACTGGCCAATCTGGTGAGCTACACTCCCAAGCGTAACCAAGAAGCTCAAGGATATCTCAAAGTTTTCAACGTCAGCACCACTGAAAATGTGGTAGACTACAACGGTCAAAATCTCAGTGGCGTTACCATCAACTGGAATGACGTCACAAACCCCAACTGGCAAGAACAGTTCACAGTGATCATCAACGCGGCCTTGGCAGACAGCCAACGATTTGGCAAGCCAGGCGCTACAAAAAATATCCTAGGTATTGAAACACAAGAATACAGTTTAAATCTTGTGCCGGGTTATTTGCCAGTGGTGCCATTCACTGCCACTGTAGACGGAACATCGATGAGTTTTGAGGCAGTGAGTTCTACTTTCCAAAACGAAGATTATGTGTATGAACCACCTCCACGTCCATCGGGTGTGTTTAACATCCTTTTCCGCAATGACAGATTAGGATTTGGTAGCCCTAACACCGGATTCTTTTTCTATTTCAAACAAGGCACATTACAAAATCAAGACTTCAATCTCGGCGAGCGTATTTCTAATCGCGTGGTAGCAGTCAACATTGAAGGTATCAACAACGATGACGTGTGGTTGTATCAACTCGATGACGTTGGTAATATACAGTACGAGTGGGACAAAGTTGACTCAATCTATTCAGCGGCTGTAGAGCAACTGGCCCCAGATGCTAGAAAATTCTTTTCAGTGACATCAAGAGCCAATGACCAAATCAATCTCAACTTTGGTGATGGTGTGTTTACAGAAATCCCAGTGGGACAGTTCCGTAGCTATGTGCGAGCATCCAATGGTCTACAGTATATCATCACGCCTGATGAAATGCAAGCCGTACAGATATCCATTGGTTATGTGAGCCGCACAGGACGTCTCGAAAATATCACATTTACCTGTGGTCTGAGCCAACCCGTATCCAATGCTGCCTCAAGAGAAACTATTGCAGCCATCAAGCAACGAGCTCCTGCCCGTTACTACACACAGAATCGCATGGTCAACGGCGAAGACTACAGCAACTTGCCTTACACACTGTTTGGCACTATCATCAAATCAAAGGCAGTGAATCGCAGTTCCATTGGTACCAGCCGGTATCTTGACTTAGTAGACATCACAGGCAAATACTCATCAACAAACATTTTTGCCAGTGACGGATTGATTTGGGAAAACACAGCCACTCCAAGTTTTACTTTTACCTTTATTGATCAAAATGACATTGCCAATGCCATCATCAATGAAGTTGAACCTGCACTGGGCAGTCGAGGCATGCTGGAGTTTTACTATCAAAACTTTCCAAGACCCAACTTAACAACAATAAACATAGAGTGGCAACAAAGTACCACAGCAGCCAACGAAACCACAGGTTATTTCAAGTTCAAAGCCAGTGGAGCTCCTGCTCCTATTGGTCCGCAGACCAGTGACAATAAAAAATACATGACCCAAGGGTCATTGATCAAGTTTGTGCCACCTGCTGGATACTACTTTGATCAAAACAACAGATTGAAGTTAGGAACTCCTTCACAGCCCAATGACAAGGTAATACTTTGGGCCACAGTGAGCGCACTGGTATTGGATGGCACTAACTTTGGCACAGGTAACTTTGCTGACGGTGTGGGGCCAGTTACACTCAACAACTTTATACCCACAGATGCCATACCTGTGCAGGTAATACCCAAGTTTGTAACAGACTTGCCAACTTCGGTTGAGCAGTCAATGACTGAACAGATAGAACTTTATAGAAACTTTGGCATAGGCTTTGACAATCTCACAGCCACTTGGTACGTGATCACTGCCAATAACTTAAACCCTGCAACAACATTTAGCCTTGACTATGCGCAAGACCAATCGGGACAGGGACTTGATAACTCTTGGTTAGTGGCATTTGAAACCGACGGAGTAACTTATACAGTTAGCTATCGATCACTGCAACGTTTTTGGGGCAGTATTCTGCAGACACGGTTCTTCTATGATGGATCACAAGCAGTCTACGATCCACGCACAGGTACAGTGATCAACGATTTTATCAACTGCTTGAAGACCAACAACAAACCCGATGTCAGCTTACCACAAAACTCTGATATCGTAATGGACATCATTGGTCAGCCTGTGGAAAGCGATGGCTACATTGATGATTTCCAGGTACGGATCAGTTTCAAAGACTTTGACAATGACGGCGTGGCCGACGATCCAGATTATTTTGAAACCATTGTGGCACCCACAGTGAACCCCACAGAAAAATATGTGTTCTTCCAAAGAACCGTGGACTTTGACAACCTTGAAAGATATCTGCCCCTGGAGGCAGGACAGGTAGTCAGCGAATATGCTACCCTGGATCAGATCGAGTTGGTCAAAGCAGAATACGCCGACGGACAATACTTTTATGCCACCAACGAGTTAGTGTTCTATGAACTAGACATCGCCTACAACGGTGTGCGTACTTTGACACAGGTCAAGGATCTATTGGCCAGGACCGGTCGACAAGGACTGTCGTTCCAATACAGACATAATGCTCCACTGAGCAGACGCATCGACCCTGGCTCATCCAACATCATTGACATATACTTGGTCACCCAGGCCTACTACACAGCTTACCAAAACTATATCAAAGATTCAACCAACACAGTGCCTGAGCCACAACCGCCCACCATTGATGAGCTGTCAGCGGCCTACAACAGTCTGCAAAAGTACAAGATGATTTCTGACAACGTGATTCTTAACTCCGTGGTATTCAAACCTTTGTTTGGTATCAAATCCTCACCTGAGCTACGTGCCACACTAAAGGTAATCCGCAGTTCAAACTCTGTGGTCAGTGTCAGTGAAATCAAGAGTCGCATGGTTGCCGCTCTCAATGAATACTTTACCATTGACAAATGGGATTTTGGATTGACCTTTTACTTCTCAGAGTTGGCCGCATATCTACACAAAGAGCTAGGCGATATTATTTCCACAGTGGTATTGGTACCACAAGATCCGCTTAAGAGTTTTGGTGATCTGTACGAGATACGCAGTCAAGCCAACGAAATATTTGTCAATGCGGCCACAGTCACAGACATTGACGTGATCGATGCATTGACCAGCAGTGAACTTAGAACCGCGCCCAACAGTGGTGTTGTATAACAATGGCTAACACAAGAATTCGTACTGTAGATTTTCTACCAGAGATTTTCCGCACTGCTACCAATCGGCAGTTCCTTGGCGCGACCTTGGATCAACTGGTACAAGACCCCAAACTCAAACCTACGCAGGGGTTCATTGGACGACGAGTTGGCCCCGGTGTCAACCCCAATGACAACTACGTACTAGAACCTACCAAGACAAGAACTGATTATCAGTTAGAACCAGGTGTGGTATTTTTAAAACCCAATACCAACGAAGTAGAATCAGCAGTGACATATCCTGGCCTGATAGATTCTATCAAAGTCAAAGGAGGCAATGTCACAAGACAAGATCGCCTGTGGGAAAGTGAATACTACAGCTGGGATCCATTTATAGATCTTGACAAGTTTATCAACTTCAGTCAGTATTATTGGTTGCCAGGCGGCCCAGATTCTGTGGACGTATTTGCTGATCCTATTCCACTCACAGATGATTTCACAGTCACACGCAACAGCACAAACTACACATTCAGCGGTGTTCCGGGACAGAATCCAACCATTACCTTGGCCAGACAAGGTAGCTACGAGTTCAATGTACAGCAAACAGGCCATCGTTTTTGGATCCAAGCAGTACCAGGAATATCCGGAGTGTTGCCACAGACCCCAAATCAAAGCAGTCGCGAAGTACTGGGCGTGGTCAATAACGGTGACGACAACGGTACTATAACTTTCAATGTGCCCGAGAAATCAGCACAAAACTTTTACTACACACTGGCTGACGCAGGTTCAGTGGCCTTTGCCACAGACATCGAGTTTGATCAAATCAACAATCAATATGTCAGTGAATTTTTTGCCAAATATGGCGGCATTGACGGAGTCACTGACCTTGATGGCCGCACACTGATTTTCTTAAACAATGCTGGGTGGTTCTACACCGGACTCTATGACAGTGCTGGCCAACCCTATGATTCAACTCCATTTGATGAAACCATAGAAATAACACTGGACAGCCAAAAATATTCTGTGTGGCGCATCAACTACATCTATGATGATCCAACCAACCCTTACATAAAACTCACTGTCGATCGGCCAGTGAACAATCTCAGCAGATTGTTGGTAGAGTATGGAACTCAGTATTCAAACATCAGCTTTTACAAGAACGCTTCGGGTTTGTTTGAACGAGTACCGTTGATCACAGCCAATCTTGACGTGCTGTACTATCAGGATCAAGACAATCCTGCTTTGTTTGGCTTGATACGATTGGTTGACAATCCCAACAGCGCACCCATTGTTGTCAACGACGAAACCATTCCGGTGGTTACTCTGGTCAACTCTGCTATCAATGACGATGTATTGACTTTTACCACAGCTCTGGGTGGCACACTTTTGCCAGGAATGGTGCTCAGTGGCGGCGGCGTCACTGATGGCACATATCTCGTAAGTTCACTGGGCGACAACACTTGGTTGCTGAACCAGCAAGCCACTGGACAGCCAAACACAGCACAGATAGTTGATATCATTGGATCAAGATATTATACCAGCCCCAATGGTGTGGTATTCTCTAATGGTCTCAAAGTACAGTTCGAAGGTCCAACTGTGCCGGCCAGCTATTCAGGAAATACCTACTATGTAGAAGGGGTAGGATCATCGATCCAGTTACTGCCAGTAACAGATTTTATTACTCCTGAGCTCTACACAAGATCAACCACGGTTCCCTATGATTCTGTTCCGTATGATGCTACACCATTTGACGAATCATTGAATGCACCTTTGGATCCTGACTATCTTACCATCAACAGAGCCAGCCAAGATCACAATTCCTGGAGCCGTAGCAATCGCTGGTTCCACGTAGACATCATCAACGCCACTGCCGAATACAACGGCACAGTACCGTTCTTAGACAACTTATACCGAGCCAAACGACCAATCTTAGAGTTTATACCCAATCTCAAACTGTTTGATTATGGAACCGAAGCCATCGCTCCAGTCAATATCATTGACTTCCGTGAAACTGATGCGCTCAGCAACATCAACGGAACCATTGGTTACAGCGTAGATGGGTACTCATTTACCAATGGCACAAGAGTTATTTTTGCCGCTGACATCGATCCCGAAGTACGCAACAAAGTCTATGTGGTTGAGTTTATATTGCCCACCGGATCAGGTGTACCTATCATTGACTTACAGCCTGCTGACCTAAATTCTCCCGACCAGCTCTACGGGCAAACCACAGTGGTCACCAGTGGTGTCACTTTGCAAGGCAAGACTTTTTGGTTCGACGGCGAGGTCTGGGTGCCAGCACAGCAAAAGACCGGAATCAATCAAGCACCATTGTTTGATGTGTTTGACGGCAATGGATTTAGTTTTGGCGATCGTATGGTGTACCCTGGAACATCGTTCACTGGTACCAAACTGTTTAGCTATGCGTTAGGTGAAGGCGTCACAGACAAGATCATTGGGCAACCACTGAAATACCTTACAATCAACAACGTAGGCGATATTGTATTTGAGAACAATCTCTACATAGACAGTTTCAACTATGTTGAAGATACTATCACAGTGGAACAGCCCATTGGCACAGGATTTATAAGACAATATTACAGTCGTCTTGAGTTTGACAAGCTCATTGGTTGGGAAACAGCATATACTACTACAGTATCAAGACAAAGTTTCTCGTTTACCTATACTGGTATTCCGCTGGTCATTGACATTCCTGTAAAAACAAACAGTACAGCAGTCCCAGTCAAAGTGTTTGTCAATGCTGTGTTTTTGACCACAGACAACTACACCTATGAAGTCAAAGACAATAACAGCACAGTGATAACATTTATAAATCCTCCTGCGCTGGATTCTACTGTGGAGGTCAGCGTGATCAGTGATGTGGCCAGCCCCACTGGTTTTTATAGCGTTCCGCTGAACCTTGAAAACAATCCAAACAATGACCAAGTCACAGAAGTTACTTTGGGAACTGTGAGAAACTACTATGGCAGTATTTGTCAAAACTTAAAGACATTCTCTGGCACAATCAACGGACAAAATAACACAAGAGATCTTGGTAACCTCATACCCTACGGCGACTCAATCATACAAAACAGTGCTCCAGTGATTTTATCTGCATTGTTTGCCAATAACTCACAGTATGATTTTTTCCGCGCTCTTGAGTTTTCATCAAGAGAGTACGAAAAATACAAGAATCTCATAATGGATGCTGTGGTCAGAAACAACTTCCAAAATATGACTCCTGCTGAGATCCTTGATGATTGTATGACCATCATCAACTACGGCAAAAATGAACTGGCTGCATTTTACTGGACAGACACAGTGCCTTCGGGCGAGACCTTCCAGGAAACAAACTACACAGTGACTCCCATCACTGGCAACACGTTTGACACTCTGTACACCTACAACTTCACCGAAGCCAACTACAGAGCCATATTGGTGTATCTGAATGGTCGACAGCTATTGGGCAATGGTATAGAATACACCGTGGCCGTGGATGGTCCTCGGGTGACCATTGATGTGCCTTTGCAACTTGGTGACACAGTGACACTGAGAGAATATACATCAACAGTTGGTAACTTCGTACCTTCAACTCCAACCAAACTAGGAATGTATCCAGCCTATGTGCCTGAAGCATTTGTTGATGACACATACGTTGATCCTACTCCTGTGATCCGTGGGCACGATGGGTCAATCACAGTGGCCTATCAAGATATCCGTGATGAAGTATTGTTAGAGTTTGAAAAACGCATCTATAACAACCTCAAGTTAGTAGGCAATCCTGTGCCTTTGGTCTATGAAGATGTGTCTCCAGGAGAGTTCCGTAAAACAGATTATACCCAGGAAGAGATCACACAGATAATGTCCGTCAGCTTCTTGGCTTGGGTGGGAGCAAACAAACTCAACTATCGAGAGCAAGAATACAATGCCAACAATCAGTTTACCTGGAACTATACCGCATGTCAAAGCAAGCTAGACGGCACAGAGTTATTGGGCAACTGGCGAGGTATCTACAACTATTTCTACGACACAGACGCTCCCAACACTAGACCTTGGGAAATGTTGGGCATCACAGAAAAACCATCGTGGTGGGAGGACGAGTATGGTCCGGCACCTTATACATCTGGTAACTTGGTGTTGTGGCAAGACCTTGAAGCTGGCCGCGTGATGGATCCAGCAGGATCTTACATCGTTGAAAAATACATACGCCCAGGACTGACCAAAGTCATACCAAGTGATTCTGAAGGCATGTTGCTGTCACCATTTGATGTTGTTGTGGGAGAGTATGCTCCTAACAGTTTCCGTAAGAGTTGGACAGTAGGCGACGATGGTCCAGTTGAAGCGTCTTGGCAGAAATCCAGCGCATGGCCATTTGCTGTGATGCGATTGTTGGCGTTGACGAAACCAGCACAGTTCTTTACATATTTTGCTCTCCGAGATGACTACCGCTTAGATCCAGAATTGCAACAGTTTGTTTTTGCTGGGCGGTCTAGATCTAGCGGTACAGGATTTTATGAAATCTATGGTACAGGTTCTGCAAAACATGGGTACCTAAACTTTATCGTAGACTACAACAAACTACAAGGTAGAGACAGTTCAGTAGAACTTGGCGAGGTATTGATATGGACTGATGTTAGACTTTGCTATCGTATGGCAGCGTTCTCTGACAAACAGTATATCAAACTGTTTACAGAAAAATCAAGCCCCAACAGCTTGAATACCAGTTTGCTATTGCCCGACGAAAGCTATCAGATCCTGCTGTATAAAAACCCAACCATAGACACTTTGGTTTGGAGTTCGGTGGTAATACAAAAAACAGAGTTAGGCTACGCAGTCTACGGCTATTCAACCACCAGACCTTATTTTGAAATATTGTCTAGCATTCCCAACGGTAACTACCGTACGATCACAGTAGCGGATAAAACAGTTCGAGTGCTCAATGACTACAGTGACACCGTGGTACAGATCCCCTACGGATATGAGTTTGTCGGAATCAACTCTGTGGCAGACTTTTTGATGAGCTATGGTGCCTGCTTGACTCGACAAGGGATGACATTCAATGATCAAGATCGTGGACGTATCTTGAACTGGAGCCAGATGGTACAAGAGTTTATCTACTGGAGTCAGCAAGGCTGGGCCCCAGGTAGCTTGATCAACATCAATCCTGCTGCCAATATACTGAATGTTCTGAAACCTGGCTTGGTTGCTGAGCCTTTGAGCACTGTGGCACCAGAAGATATTTTATTGAATCAAAACAAAGAGCCATTGCAATCACAAGAATACGTGGTAGAACGTTTTGAAAACGATCTCACTTTGCGTGGTATCAACAACAGCACCTTCAGCTATCTGGCAGCTAAGTTTACTGAGTTCGAACATCTCATCGTGCTTGACAATACCAGTGTGTTCAATGATTTGATCTATGATCCAATCACAGGTGCTCGTCAGAGTCGCCTGTTATTTGTGGGCTATACAACCTATGACTGGAACGGCAGCCTTGATGCACAGGGTTTCATACTTAATCAGGACAACATACAACAATGGTCGCCCAACAGAAGCTATACCAAAGGACAGATCGTCAAGTATAAAGATTCATATTGGTCTGCTGTAAAAATCATTCCGCCCAGCGAAAAGTTTGATTTTGAGTTCTGGCTCAAGAGCGACTACGCACAGATACAAAAAGGTCTGTTGCCCAACGCCGCCACCAGTTCAGAACAAATACGTGGATTCTACAACACTAATCAAGCTAATCTTGAGCGAGACGCTGACTTGTTTGCATTTGGCTTGATTGGTTTTAGACCACGTCGCTACATGCAGAACTTGAATCTTGATGACATCAGTCAAGTCAATCTCTATCAAGAGTTTATTGGGGTCAAAGGAACCACGCAGGCCACAGACATATTCACCAAGGCCAACCTTGGCAAAGAAGTCGCTGAGTATGAGATATTTGAAAACTGGGCTATCCAACGTGCTATCTATGGTGCCAATGCCAACCGTAGTTATTTTGAACTCAGACTCAACGAAGCTGATTTGTTGGGCAATCCATCGACCATACAGATCATAGAACCTCAACAGTTCAGCGACGCTGATCAGACAGTTTTAGTCAGTGATATTTGGAAACAAAGTTATCCTATAACTAATCCCAACATATTGCCCACCACATTCCTGGATGCGACCGATGTGCAGTTGCCCAGTGCTGGTTATGTAAACTGGGATGATGCTGACATCAAGCTATTCAACTTTACCGACCTTGACAACATAATCAATGACATTGAAAATATCTATGTAGGTACCAGTGTATGGGTAGCCAAAGACAATGCCTATGATTGGAATATCTATCGCAACAACTTGGTGATCTATTCGTTGGTACAAGTGCGTGATAACCTCAACGGGACTTGCACTTTGCAGTTTGCAGGACAACACGGTCTGTATATCAATGAAAAAATAGTGATCAAGTATTTTGGGCAAGGCATCGACGGAGCATACACGGTGCTTTCTGTGCCCAGCCTTACCACGGTAACTGTTGCGCTTACATTGGGCGGTGCTGTTACACAAGTCACAGGCACCGGTATTTGCTTTGTGCTCGAAACCATGCGAGTAAAGCAAGCATCAGATGTGTCCAATCTGGTTTATGCCAACAGTTTATTGCCAGGAAATCGTGCCTGGGTCGACGACGACGGTACAGGTCACTGGACAGTCTACGAAAAAATCAATCCCTTTACCACCACACCAGGAATCGTTCCAGCCGAGCCAGTGATCAGTTCAAGATTTGGCGCTGCCATTTCTCAAGGCTTTGGTGGCCTAGCCGCACTGATGGGTGCGCCTGGTTATAGCGGTGAGATTGGTGCAGTTTACACATTTACCAAGGGTGGCACAGTTGACTATGTAGAAACTGGTGTACTGACCATGGGCGCCGCAAACTTTGTAAACTATGGTGCCGCAGTGGCATCGGGTGGCAGTCAGTGGGGTGTAGTTGGTGCAGGTAACTCTTGGGCCAAGCAAGGATATGCGGCAACAGTCAATCGCAATCTCAACTCAGGTGACTTTATTCAGAGCCAACTGCTTACCGAAGTACCTTATAGATTGTATCAAGCCACAGGCAATGGTGTGACATTTACATATACTCCCAGTGGAGTGACTCTGGCAGACCCTAACAAAGTCAGTGTAGTGATCAGCGATGTTGTCAAAACAAGAGGTACTGACTGGAATGTTATAGGATCCACAGTGGTGTTTACAACACCGCCTGCCCCGGGATCACTGATCAATATTTTCAACTACGACGAATATGGATATAGCGTAACGATCAGCAACGATGAACGTTGGATGTACGTGGGTGCTCCTGCCGGTAATCGCGTGTATGCTTACAATCGTGTAGACATACAGTCGCAGGTCAAAAACTTTGTAGGTGACGGTGAAACAACAGATTTTTACATCGCTGATGTAATCATAGTAGATGAGGATTCAGCCGATGGGGGTATTGGTGAACAACAGATTGGTATAACCGTCAATGATCTGCCAAAAATACCAGGCGTAGATTATAACTATGCCAATGGTACTGTGATATTCAATTCACCACCAAACGGTGACGACGAAATAAGAATTATAAGATTACAAAGTAAAACATTCTTCCCTACCAGTCCAACTACTACATTTCCTCTCGAAGATCTATATACTGTTTCGGACATTGACAGTTTTAGTGTGTACGTTAATAGTATATTACAACGTCCTAACATGGACTATTCTTTCAATCCTACAACCAAAATAATAACTTTTGTGTTGGGAGGACAAGTAGGTACTGTGTTGGTAAACGCCGGTTCATATTTCCGGTATGTAGATTATGTTGACGGTAACACATTGGGTGCAATCACAGGCGCAAGATTTGGTCAGTCGATAACGACAACCACAGACGGTCGTCAGATTGTGATCGGCGCCCCCAACGACACAGCTAATGGTAAACTCTTAGCCGGACAAGTGTATGCGATCGACCGAAGCGTTGAAAGATTTACTGTCACTGATACCACACAAACTTTATATTCAACATTGAGAAATTTTAATGGACCAGCTAGTGTAAAAGTCAATGCTACCTATCTCATACCTGATGGATCAAACAACAATGGACAGTTCTCAGAGGTTGATGCAAACACTGTCAATATCACTGTGGTACTAAATGTCGGTGACACCATTGAAATAGACACCAATACATTCGCCTTGATACAAGAAGTTGCGTCAAACTCTCCTTCGGAAGGAGCAAGTTTTGGTTCAGTGGTACAACAATGCCCAACCAACTGTAGTTTGTACATTGGTCAGCCCAATGACTCTCGCGTGGTTCCACAAGGCGGCAGTGTTGAAAGATTTACCAATCAGTCAAGACTGTATGGAATAATCACCGGCGACAGCCAAAATCCAACACTGACACCGGGCAATACTGTGCGTATACAGCAGGTCGATGTAGAAGTGTCGACCCCAACTCCTTGGAATAGTTCAATAGATTGGGCGTCAGGAACATTCGTGATCAGTGGTTCTACAATCTATCAAGCCTTGAGAAATGTTCCGGTGTCTACCAGCATCAACGACACCAGTTACTGGAAACTGTCAAGTTGGGTTGAGTTATTTGCCAACGATATCAATGTGGCAGCAGAGCCAAACAACATTGGACTGGTCGAAGTACCCAATGTACAGGCCATTGTCAGCAACGGATACTTGACAATCAGCATCAAGAATTCAGATGCCGCTGTACCGTTTACACAGTTGACTGTGTTGCCAGGACTGGGCACAGCTTACTATGATCTTGGATTCAATCCACAGGTTTATGCACAAACAGTGGAAGCCCCAAATCAACTGGCCTATGCACACTTTGGAGCGTCACTGGATATCAGTGATGATTCAAGAACATTGGTCGTGGGTTCTCCACAGGGAACTGCGGCCAAACCCACAACGTTCGACGGTGGAACCACATTCTTTGACAGCAAGGCCACTAACTTCTTTGACCTACTGCCCGAAAGCGGTGTTGCTTATACCTACGATTTACTCAGTGCCGCTAACCCCAGCGTGAGCAACCCCAGCAAGTTTGTGTTCGGTGCTCAGATCTATGATGACGATGTAAACTCTTTGGATAACTTTGGTACTGCTGTGAGCTATCGCAATGGTATATTATTGGTTGGTAGTCCGCAAGACGACCTTGGCGACTCTGTAGGAGACTATGGAAGAATATCACAGCTCAACAATCCAGATCGTCTAGCGGCCTGGGACATTGTGTACAGACAAAAACCCATAGTTGATGTCAAGTTGATCAACTCTGTGTACATGTACGACAGGCTTGAAAGCAAAGTGACACAGTATTTTGATTTCATCGATCCACTGCAAGGCAAAATCCTAGGAGTAGCACGTCAAAACATCGATTACATTGGCGCTGTAGATCCTGCCGCTTACAATGTTGGTGAGGTCAACAACTATGGTGACACTTGGAATGAAACACATCTTGGACAAATCTGGTGGGATCTATCCACAGTGCGCTTTATCGATTACCATCAATCAACCATAGCTTATGAAAGCCAACGTTGGAGCCAGGTATTCCCAGGTAGCTCAGTAGATGTATATCAGTGGATTGAAAGTCCTGTTCCACCAGCAGAATACACTGGCCCTGGTACAGTTTATAGCACCACAAGTTTTGTGGTATCCAGCAAACTCAATACCGATGGATTGTTTACATCTCTTTACTCTTTCTGGGTCAAAGGTATACCAGAAGTAGTATCACGTGCCAAGAAAACTTTGAGTGTTCAAGCTATCTCTCAGTACATTGAGCACCCTCGTAGTTCAGGACTGCCATACGTGGCTTTCCTTGGACCCAGCACCATTGCAATCTACAACGGTAGACCATATATCAGCGCACAAGATACCATACTCAATGTTGAGTTTGACAAGATCGCTAACGATGACAATGTACACGCTGAGTATGATTTGATAGCATCAAATAATCCTGACAGTTTCTTGGTCGCTGGCTTGTTCCGCAAAATGCTTGACAGCTTCTGTGGCGAAGATACGCTGGGCAATAAAGTTCCCGACCCAACACTGAGCCCAGCAGATCGTTACGGTGTGCAGTTCCGCCCACGCCAGAGCTTCTTTGTTGATCGATTCTTGGCCTTGCAAAACTATCTCAAACGTGCCAATGCCATAATGGCACAGTTCCCTATCACAGATAGTCGTCCTTTTAATCTGTTGAACAGTGCAGAACCTGAACCGACTTCGGCATCGGGTGCATGGAACAAGAGAGTACTGGATTATCAAGAGCTCACATTCCAAGATCTGTCAGAAGTTCCGGTGGGATACAAGTATTTGGTAGCATCTGATTCTACCAATGACGGCCTATGGACTATCTACACAGTGATTCTCAGCCTTGATGGCATACGTAAACAACTATTGCTGAGCCGTGTGCAAAACTATGACACCAAACTATACTGGGAATACATCGACTGGGTGAAGCCTGGATACAATGCCGGAGTCAAGCCAGTGGCCGAAGTTGCTACGTTCAGCGACCTATCACGACTCACTGTGCCCGAAGGTGCCAGCGCCAAAGTCACCCGTAATAGTTTTGCCAAATATGAAATATACCAGTACCTCAACGGCACTTGGACTCGTGTGGTCTTGCAAGATGGTACGGTGCGTATCAAAGAAGAAATCTGGAACTATGATCTTGGACGATTTGGATTTGACGTTGAAACTTTTGACAGCCAACGATTCGATCAATACCCAGCCATTGAAACACGCCAAATCATCAAGGCCATCAACGAAGAAATATTAGTCGACGAATGGGCTATATTCCGCAACGAATTGCTGTTGCTGGTGTTTGATTTCATACTCACAGAGCAGATAGCACCTGATTGGTTGTTTAAGACCTCACTGATTGATGTCACACACAAGATCCGTGATCTGTTGCCGTACCAAATCTTCCGCACTGATAATCAGGACTTTGTGCTTGATTACATCAAGGAAGTCAAACCTTATCACGTCAAGATCAAAGAGTTTAACCTACGCTATGATGGTTTTGATACCTATGATGGCAATGTCACAGACTTTGACTGCCCTGCGTATTACGACAGTGAGTTACAAGAGTTTGAAGCACCTGCGCTTGATGATTCGGTTCCTCCTAAGTATTCAAACAGCGAACCAAGCACAGCACCGATTTGGCAAGAAATACCTTGGCAACAATGGTTTGACAACTACAAACTGTTGTTGACCAGTGCCACAATAATTGATCAAGGTGCAGGATATACAGTACCACCAGTGGTCACAGTCACTGGTGATGCTGTGAGAGAAGCTGAACTAGTGGCTAGAATAAACACTGCCGGACAAGTCGTAGAACTGATCGTGATTGATTCTGGATCAGGATACACTACCACTCCTATCATCACTATCGAAGGCGGTAACGGAGTGGGCGCACGAGCTGTAGCGGTGTTAGAAAGTCAGCTGGTAAGAACTATCACTACCACACTCAAGTACGATCGTTACAACTACACCAGTCAGGTATTAGATTGGCAGCCCAATACCAAATACACTGAGGGACAACTGGTTCGTTTCCGCGATCAAGTCTACAGTGTCAATCAAGTTGATGACAGCATTGAGCTAGACAGTGGATCTATTTTCAACCCCGCGCAATATACATTGGTAGATCAAGCCACACTGGACGCGGCAGACCGCGTGATTGGCTTATACACCCCATCTCCCAACGAACCAGGTAGAGAACTTGCGCAGGTCATGGTTGGCATTGACTACCCAGGTGTACAGGTCATGGGGCCCAACTTTAACCAGAACACCGGATATGATGTGGGCAACTTTGATGTCAACCCATATGATAACATTGACTACGGTCCTGAAGGCAAACCAACCTATGCTGAAAGCATACTTGATGCGATCTATCAAAGCTCGTTTACTGACACCTATCTTGGAACCAGACCCACAGATATCAACGTAGATGGTGGTGCATTCATTGACACATACTCGAGCCATGCTCCTGAAGAACTAGTGCCTGGGTCTACTTTTGACACACTGGATTTCCGTGTTTATACTCGTCCAGGTGCAGACTGGGAAGGGGATGGGCACGGGTTTAACATCAAACAGATCAATCTGGAATATACAGCCACAGACGATTCGATAGATTTTTCAGAAGTCATGGCTCATGCCGTGGCTGTACGTGCAGTCAACGTCACAAATCGTGTTTCACTGGTGCCTGAAGTTGACTACACAGTTGATTGGCCAGCCCGCACTTTGACCATTGTCAACGGAGCCGCTACAAACTACGGAGACATAGTTGAGGTCAATGTGTATGGCGTAGGCGGCGGAAGCCAACTGTTCAAAGAAAGTTATCCAGGCGATGTAGTCGGCAACTCATTGGTCATTCCAGTGATCACTGCTGTGACCTGGACAACATTTACGATCTATGCACAAGGTACCTATGTTGAGTTCAACAACAATGTTTACAGAGTAAATAGGACGATCAACAGCGGTTCATCTTTTGATGTTGCTTTCTACACTATCATTGATGGAGACAGCATACTCGAAGAACTGCTGATATTGGTCAACGGTGAAATCATCACCAACTACACCTATGCGCCAATCAATGGCTACGAAACAAGAATACTGTTTGACAACACATACGATGCTACCGATTGGGTAGTGGTCACTGCTCTGGGTCCAACAACTCCGCAGAAGAGCTGGAGTTTCCCTGTAACACAATATCTAGTATACGATGGCAGCACCACAGATTACACCTTGACAAACAGTTTGCAAGGAACTAACCCCATTGACGCCATCGTCGAACGCGAAGGCTCTCGCTTACGTCCGCCCGAAAGCATTGAATACCTTGGAGATGGTAGTTCTGCTGGACCTTTCTATTTGCCAACACGAGGTGGAACTCCACAAGGGCTGATATCTGACAATGACGTTGTGGTCTACGTGGACGAAGTATTGTACAATCTCAGCGTTGATTATACCGTGAGTCCTTGGGATGGCAGCAGTGATCGTTATGTAGAGTTTGCAACAGCTCCTGCCACAGGATCAGTTATCAAAATAGCAGTGACCACAGACGCTGATTACATAATCAACAATGATCAACTCATATTGAGAGTTGGTGCCGCAACTGGTGCTGTGTTTGCTGTGACTACCTGGAACGATACTTCAGAGCAAGGTATATTGACACAAGTGTTCCAAGGTCCTACACAGAGCGGAGTCAGTGTTGGCCAACCCTACGACGACACTACCTTTGATGAAGGTAATGTCACTGGAGATCCAGGATCTTTTGACTATGGCACAGGCACAGTGGTTTCTAGCAACAACTTTGACACTGGACGAATCATAGTAGATTCTGGCAGATTGTGGGTAACACTCAATGGATGGAGACTGGTACCAGGCGAAGACTTTACCACATCCGGCAGCGTTGTTACCATTGGCGGCAGTATCATAGGCCCAGCTGATGTGGTAGTGATTACTTCCTTCACACAAAGCGTGGTTCCTGAAGCTATATCCTTCCGCATCTTCCAGGACATGTTGGGCAATCAACGGATATATCGCATCACACCTGAAAACAGTACAGTATTGACACAGCCACTGAGCGAGACCGACGATGTGATCTATGTGTTGAATGCCAACGAGTTGAGCCAACCCAATCCAGCTGCCAATATTTTTGGACAGCTCACGATCAATGGTGAAAGAATCACTTATCGCAATCGAGACGTTGTCAACAACACCGTATCCGGCCTGCGTCGTGGCACAGCCGGTACTGCTATAGATTCTCACACAGTTGGCAGCGTGGTCATAGACATTGGGTTTGGTGAACTATTGCCACCACAATATCAAGAACAAACAAAATCAAATGTGTTCCTTGGAGATGGAACCACACAGACTTACTCTACAGACATTGGGTATGTCAACGATATCGATGTATATCTAGGCGGATCTGTACGATGCTACATTGGTAACACACTGGGCTCACTGGTTGAAATCCCGCAAGACGATTTCAGTATCATCAGTGTGGATCCTATAACTGTGCAACTTGATTTTATTCCTCCACCAGGACTAGTATTCCAAATCACTTATACTCCAACTGTGGGATCACCATCAGTGTTCAATGTGCCAACAACTGGCTCAACCAGCCAATGGGCGGCCACTTTCTCTGCCACAGATTTGGTGTTACAGTCCGAAGATGATTACGTCATAACAAATCTCAACCCAATCACAGTGGTATTTGACACCCCTGTGCCAGTGAAACGAGTAGTGGTAATCAACGACTTAAACAGCAACACTTTCTTTATCAGTCAGCTAGATGTTGCCACAACAACATTTGTCACAGACATATCTGTGACTCGTCCGGTGCAGGTCAAAGTAGGAGGAACGCTGGTAGACAGTACCACGTACTCAGTATCGTCTGTGAACCCAATCGTCATAACGTTCAATGTTGCGCCCGCCAAAGGATCTGAAGTGGAAATCTACATCGAGCAAGCACGAGTAATGTATGAACAGGGCATTGATACAGCCAGCAATGGAAGGCCATTGCAGGAACAAAACACCCAGGCCGCTAGGTTTATAGAAGGAAGGGCATAATGCACGAGCTAAATAGTTCTATGAACGATAAATCCGTACAAGAACCCAAAGTTGATCCAGTGCAAAAAAAGCCACAGACCAAGCCCAATGAACGGGCTGGTTTCGCTGTGATGGGTCACGTGAAAATCTTCGATCCTAACACCAAAGAAGTGATTGTGGAGACACGAGCATGATGCAAGTACCAGTAAAAATCGAAGGTTTTGTCAAGATATTTGACCCAAACACCCAAGAAGTGTTTGTGGACAAAAAGAACGCTATACACTATGAGAACATTTCGGTGAGCATGGCCAACAGTTTGGCCAACAAGCGCATTGGACAGATATATCTCATGGCATTTGGCAATGGCGGCAGCTCAGTGGATCCCACTGGAGTGATCACTTATCTTCCGCCCAACACCACGGGTCAGAATGCAGACCTTTACAATCCTACTTACGCCAAAGTAGTAGATGATAATTCTGCGGCCAATACCGACCCTAGCAGAAACAATCTTACAGTTTTACACACCACAGGAACTGTGTATACAGATATCCTGGTCAGTTGTTTGCTGGACTATGGTGAGCCTGCAGGACAGCAAGCATTTGATAACTCAACCAACTTTAACGGTGAGTATGTGTTTGATGAGTTGGGTTTAAAAACTTGGAACGGGAGCCCGACGGATCTGCGCTTGATTACACACGTGATTTTTCACCCTGTGCAAAAGAGCTTGAACCGTCAGATCCAGATAGATTACACAGTGCGTATCCAAACACTGACTAATCTAAGTAGCACATAAATATGGATATATTAAGATATCATAAATATCTCTAAAGCGGAGTAGAACAGATGGCATATACAATCAACCTAACTGATGGTACTATTTTTGCGGTAATCGCGGACGGTACTATTAACACTGATTCCAGCATGACCCTGGTGGGCAAAAACTATGCTGGTTACGGTGAATTCTTGGATGAAAACTTCATCCACTTACTGGAAAACAGTAGCAATACCACAGCGCCTGGCGATCCATTGATTGGCCAGCTTTGGTGGGATAAGACCAATGGACAGATGAAAGTGTACAACGGTACACAGTTCAAGGTCATTTCATCAACCACAGCCAGTGCAACTACTCCAACATCTAATGTCACCGGTGATCTATGGTTTGACACAGTCAACGCACAGCTCAAAGTTTATAATGGTTCAGGATTCATCCTGGTTGGTCCTGCATTTACAGCAGGCACAGGTACGTCCGGTGCCATCGTTGACACGGTAACTGACTCATCACCAGGTGCCGATCACGTTGTTGTCAAAATGTTTGTCAACAACACTATCGTTTCTATATTCTCTAAAGACGCTACATTCACTCCAGCTGCCGCACTGTCAGGATTCCCCACAATAGGTCCTGGTCTAAACATGAGCACCACAGTGGCTGGTGCAGTATTCAACGGTACAGCTACCAATGCTGACACAGTTGATGGATTGACATCCAGTCAGTTCATGCGTTCAGACACAAATACATCAACCAGCGGTACCTTGAGCGTTCTCAATGACACTGGTTTATATGTCGGTGGCGATTCAGACGGCAGATTCTTTGTACAAGGAACTGACGTATATTTCCGTAATCAAACACTAAACGGCGACATCTACATACAAGTCAATGATGGTGGATCAACTACATCCCCAATCGTGATCGACGGTGCCACCAGCAACGTTACCATCCTAGATGGTCTAACAGTTGGCGGAACCATTTCATCAACTGGTGGTTCTGTAAACTTTGGCACAGCCGCTGTGTCACTGGGTAGTATCATCAATAACAATGCCAACGGTGTTGGCAACATTGGTAGCACAGGTGGTTACTTCAACACCATATTTGCCAAAGCAACATCAGCTGAATACGCTGACTTGGCAGAACGTTTTGAAGCAGATGCCGCATATCCTCCTGGCACAGTTGTTATGTTAGGCGGAGCGAAAGAAATCACAGCCGCAATGGAAGAAGCCACCGACGAAGTATTTGGAGTTATCAGTACTAGACCAGCTTACACCATGAATGGTGCAGCCGGCGACAATGCCACACACCCACCTGTTGCTATGACAGGTCGTGTTCCAGTATTGGTTGTTGGCCGAGTTCGCAAAGGTGATCGCTTGATTAGCGCAGGACACGGGTTGGCCAGGGCGGCTCGCCAAGGTGAAGCTACAGCGTTCAATGTCATAGGACGTGCCCTTACATCTAAGAATACCGAAGATGAAGGAACCGTTGAAGCCATTGTGACCATTAACTAAGGATTAAGCAATGACCTATTCAACCGGTTCAGTAATATTAGACGACGACTATAACATTTTTGCCACAGGCAATGCTTCTGGCACAGGTGACAACAACGTCGCAAACGTAAACACCGTGTGGGGCATTGGCAACGGTGACAAAGGATATGGTCAGACCACTCTTCCGGTATTGAGTGCAGTCACAGTAGGCCAGACAGTTACAGCAACACAATGGTCAACAATGTTGGCTCGTATTTCTTCAGCAGCCACGCATCAAAGTACCACAATCACTCCTATTTCCAGTCCAGTGGCTGGAGATACCATTTCAGCCTATGCCGCGTTGTCAACCAACATCACGTCAATCTACAACAACAGATTAAACTGTGTGTCATCAGGGACATCGATTACCACAGGTGGTGCGGTAAGTCGAACAACTGGTTGGACTTCGAGCACGATATTTACTCAAACTATTACTTTTTCATCAGGCGATGCCGCACGTTATTTCTTTAATGCAGGTGGCCGCGTTACATTGAGTTACAGCCGTACAGGTGGTAGCGTAAACTCACAGAACACTGCCATTACCGATTTGTGTACAGCAGTTGGAACGATCACTATCACAGGTGGCTCGGGTACAGCAACAATCGCCGGTGGTAGCTTTACAGGAACAAACAAAACCGGTGGTTCTGGTTCGCCAACTATAGCTTCAACTACAGGTTATTATGATCTTACCACGGCCAACGTACAAGTGTTTACTCAGTCATCCAGTTCTTACTATGGTTATGAAGGCAACAGTATAACTATTAACGTCAAATCAAATGGTACCCAAGGCTCAAATGCTGATACAGGTTCTGTAATCACTGTGTACACAACTGTAGCCAAATCAGGTGGCTTAACCACAGTTGATGGTACACTGACTTCTACAATGACTCTTATCCCAAGCGAAACTACAAACTTGACTACTACAAGTTGGGGAACTCCAACGATGTCAGGTTCGAATGCATAATAGGTAATATTGGCAAACAAAAAGGGCCTCCGGGCCCTTTACTTTTGGTACATACTCTGTTATAATGGAGTATGACCATGGACACAGAAAAACTAACACAAGAGATCAAAAGCCGATTTGATCACGCCACGCAGAAAAAACTGCTCAAAGAAAAATACCAAAGCAAAATGACCTTTGCCCACGGCGGCGGCATGTGGTGTGCCGGGCCAGAACTATTGGCTTTATTGCAATCCTGCCCCACAGAAGATGCTGTCTTGTTAGACATGTATGACACACCAGTAAAAATCAATGTATTAGAATTACAACATCTAGCGCATGATCGCTGGCAAGAACAACTCACTGCTTGGATGATAGAGTTAGAAACGTTGAGCAAAAATAGATGACACGTGGCGCTGTTTTATTTGCCTTTAACAATGACAAGGTAGATTACGTGAGTCAAGCTCAGTGGTCTGCACCTCGTATCACCAGGCATCTTGGGCTGCCAGTTACCTTGGTCACTGATCAAGCACCCAACGATACATCCATGTTTGATCAAGTGATCATACGTGAGAGTAAATCAGGTGGCACACGCAAGTTTGACCACATGAATGCTGACTCGTCGGCCACATGGTTTAATCGAGGACGCTGTCGTGCATTTGATGTATCACCATACAATGAAACCATAGTGCTAGACACAGATTACATTGTTTCTTGTGATCGATTAAAAGTTTTATTTGATTGCGGGCAGGATTTGCTTTGCCACAGAGATGTGTTAGATGTCACTGATCGCAGAAACTTTGCTAGAGATACAAGATTTGGAGAAACTGAGTTTCCTATGTGGTGGGCCACTGTGCTATATTTCCGCCGCACAAGATTGTCCGAATCTGTGTTTGATATGATGAACATGATCGAAGATAACTGGTATCACTACAGTCGGCTCTATAAGTTCAGTCAAGAGCCTTATCGCAATGACTATGCAATCAGCATAGCACTTAACACAGTTCATGGACATTTGCCCAACGCTGTGCCAAACATACCTTGGCCTTTGTTTACTAGTTTTTATGACGTGTATTTAAATCAACTAGAAGAAGATGTGTTCCAACTCAACTATGTGCGCATGGTCGACAATCATGCCAAGCACTTTAGAATGATCTTGCGTGATTGCGATCTTCATGTAATGAACAAACCTGACTTGGGGAAAATCTGTGGCAGTAGAATTTGAACGTGGCTATCTGATCTTAGCGTCAAACAACGGACAGGATGATTACGTGGCCTGCGCTAGAGCTTTGGCCAAAAGTCTACGTTGGTGGATGCCCGACTGCAAGATATGTTTGGTCACGGACGCCGACGAACATGATCCGGTGTTTGATATTGTTAGATCTTTTCCTTACGGAGATCAAGATCCCAACGGCACCTGGAAACTCAGCAACGATTGGCAAGCATTTCATGCTTCACCTTTCCGAGAAACTATCAAACTGGAAGCCGATACTGTGATAGTTGAAAACATAGATCATTGGTGGTCTTGGTTCGAACATAGAGATGTTGTAATCAGCCGTGGGATAAAAAACTATCTCAATGAGACCAGCGAATGTAGAGTGTATCGCAGACTGTTTGATGACAACGATTTGCCTGATGTGTATAATGCTGTGACATATTGGAGACTGAGTCAAACTGCCGCAGAGTTTTTTTATCTTGTGAGAAGTTTTTTTGAACAGTGGTCTACAGCAAGACAAACATTGAAATATTGTGATTCGATATCTGCCAACACAGACATGATCTATGCCATGGCAGCCAAGTACATGGGGGTCGAAAGAGTTACATTACCCTATACCTGGCCCGCTATGACACACATGAAACCAGCTGTAAACTTTTTAAAAACCGATGCCAGACCGTGGACAGCAGAAATGGTTTGGGAGTTGATAGAAGGACGTCTTCGCATCAACACAGTGGAGCAACAGGGCATTGTACACTATCATCACAAATCATTTGCCCAAGATTTAGAGGAACACTATGGACGCCTTTTGGCAGGCCGCTAACGCACACAACTGGGAACAACCAGAAGTCAAGCAAGAGTTTAGACTGTATCACGATGAGTCAGGCAACGTGTTGCACTATAGCATGGAAGATTTACCTGGCACGTTTATAGTGATTGATCGATTGACATTCGACCAACAACGATTTGATATCCGAATCAAAGATGGCAAAATAGTAAAGTTAAATCACCCTGCCAGTTGGAAGCTGGCTCCTGCGGACCAAGGAACACCTTGCCATCCTAAAGATATCACTATCGTTGTTGACAACAACGCAGAAAACAAACAACATTGGGAAGTAAAAACAACATATGAATCAGATTGACATAGCAGATTTAGATTGCATTTATTTGAGCTACGATGAGCCACAGAAAGAAGAGTTCTGGGTGCGAATCAAAAACATGGTGCCTTGGGCCAAACGGGTAGATGGAGTCAAAGGATCAGACGCCGCACACAAAGCCGCGGCTGATGCCAGTGACACAGAACGCTTTATACTCATCGACGGTGACAACTTACCTGATGAAAAGTTTTTCAACCTTACATTAGAATATCCCAACGAAGAATGGGAGCAGGCGGTGTATCGTTGGCGAGCTCGAAATCATGTCAATGGCCTGATGTATGGTAATGGCGGATTGAGTTCTTGGACACGCGAGTTTGTGTGGCGTATGAAAACACACGAAAATACCGACGGTCGTACAGAAACCGAAGTAGAGTTTTGCTTTGATCCACTGTATTGGCCCATGTATGATTGTTACTCAACAACCTATCCCAATGGTTCGCCGTTCCAGGCCTGGCGAGCAGGGTTCCGTGAAGGTGTAAAGATGTGTCTAGATCGTGGCAAGAAACCCACAGTGGCAGAATTTAAAGATCGTGTACACAAACGCAACTTCGATCATCTCAGTATCTGGCACAACGTGGGATGCGATGTAGAAAATGGATTCTGGGCCATAGCCGGTGCACGGCAAGGCACATTCATGACCATGCTCAGCGAATGGGACCACAGAGAAGTGCAGAACTTTGACTGTTTAAAAAATATCTGGGAAGCCGTGGCAGCACCCAGGGCACCAGCTGAACTCATTGATCAGTATCATGAACCTTTGCTCACACAGCTAGGATTACCAATGGCGTTTATGCCTCCGTTTCAAAGTGCATTCTTCAAAGATCATTACAGATCAAACTGGCATAACCGCGGCGTAATGACCAGAGAGATTGATGTTATACGGAGTCAAGAAGGATGGTAAAAAAACTTTATCTTGACGGATGTAGTATGACATACGGTCAAGGTTTGCCCCGAGATCAATCTTTAGGTAGTTTATATCAAACCATCGGTGGGTATAATGTCAAAGATAAATCTCGCCCAGGAAAAAGCAATCTAGCAATAGTATTTGATGCGTATCAAAACTTTTCAGAGCATGACGTTTTTGTTCTAGGGTTTACATTCAGTTCTCGATTTGGTATCAAATACAATGATCAGGATCTTGACTTCTTTGCAGGATCTCATGGAAAAGGATTTGATTTAACTCCAGAAGAACTCGACAAGGCACATTTAGAAGTTTACAAATATTTTTATACAGTATTTGGGCATCCTTATTGTGATCAACTCAGCGACATGCTAGTTGATTGTTTAATAACATTTTTGCTAGAACAAAACAAAGAGGTGATTGCTTTTTCTTGGGAACAAAGAAATGTTAAATCAACTATACATTATCCCTATATAAGACCTTTAGACAGGTTACCTGATGGCCATCTTAACAAAGAAGGAATGATAAAACTATTTGATTATTTGGGAGATCAAGTTGGCAAATAACAAAGGCGACGAAGTGACTACAGATTTCAAATCAAAGTTTCTCAGTGACGCTGAGATAATGAAAGAGAAACTGGATTCGGTGAGTCCCAGCATGTGTTTGGCCAAGTGGAAACAAGTAAGTTTGCACCTGACCACAGGTCACACCAACTCATGCTATCACCCCCCACTGCATAAAATACGCATCGAAGATATCCAGAGATCCCCGTCGGGCATTCATAACACTGAACACAAGAAAGAACAGCGCCGACTCATGCTGACAGGAACAAGACCCAGTGAATGCAGTTATTGTTGGACCATGGAAGACAATGGCAAGCTCAGCGATAGACATTATAGATCAGGCGAGCCATGGGCCGCCAAGGATTTTGATAGCATTGTAAACTCTACAGGAGATGAAGATGTTTTACCCAGTTACGTTGAAGTTAATTTTAGTAATGCTTGCAATCTTAAATGTAGTTACTGTAGTCCACAGTTTAGTAGTTCATGGATGCAAGAAGCCGAGACTTTCGGCGCTTTCCCTACTAGTGTACCTCACAATGCCCCTGAGTATTTTGTTGGTGAGCGTAGGCCTATACCTGCCCGAGATGATAATCCATACCTTGACGCTTTTTGGAGTTGGTGGCCTCGGCTCTATCCAGAACTAGAACACTTCCGTATGACTGGTGGTGAACCAATGATGGATAAAAACACCTACCGTGTGTTTGATTATGTGCTGACTAATCACAATCCTCGATTACATCTCAATGTTACAAGCAACTTCTCAGTGGAAGAAAAACTTTGGCAACGATATTTGGGTTATGTCAAGATGCTGTGTGAGGGTGAAAAAGTCGAACACTTCATGCAATATGTGAGTCTTGATGCCTGGATGGACAAGGCCGAATACATTCGCAACGGACTTGATTTTAGATTGCTATGGGATAGAGTAAACCAGTTCCTAACAGAGGTACCCAGTCGCAGTTCTATCACTTTTATTATCACGATGAATAACCTATCAGTGACCAGTTTTGGTGATCTCATGGTAGCTATACTGGGGCTAAGACAGATATATTCAAAGACCTATCAACGTGTATGGTTTGATACTCCTGTGTTACGCACACCAACATGGCAAAGTATGCAACTGTTACCTGAGAGCTATGCCGACGAACTAGAAAAAACCTGGGCATGGATGTTAAAAAATATCGAGACCGAAGAAAAAAGATTCAAAGGATTCAAAGACTATGAACTCAGTAGGCTTGACAGAGACATAGCTTGGATGCGTGATGGTGCCAAACTAGATCCAGACTATGTACGCAGACAACAAGCAGATTTTTATAGATTCTTTAATGAACACGATCAACGTAGAGGTACAAGATTTCTAAAAGTTTTTCCTGAAATGGTTGAGTGGTGGACTCAATGCGGTTATTATGCGAATCATAGTTGAACCAGGTGTAGCCCTAAACTATCTCAGACCTGACAATGAGATCGAAACAGGAAATCTAGCATTGACTGCGGATATCTATGTCATGAGTTTAAAAACATTTGTGCAACAGTGGCCTAGAGTATATGACATGCTGTCCATGGGCGGTCGTGCAGTGATTGAAAAGACAGATGAAAGTGTAATAACGCAATGGCACATAGCATCTAGTCCACACTATTTGTCTAAAATGCAATCAGGACAGATACGTTGGATCACTGGTGGAGATGCACCCAACGACATAGTCAATCTAAATTCAGAACATTTTCTGTCCGCTACTTTAGGTAGCCAAAACTATGGTGTTCCACTCATGGATTACAATAGACATTCGAGAAAATATAGTTTTTTGTTCACCAATCGGAAACTAAGACCACATAGACAGTATCTTATACATCTTTTACAACAGCAACAACTTCTTGATCGCGCACTCTGGTGTAATCACGATGCAGACATCACCTGGGGCCATCCTGATTTTAATCGAATATACTCCGAACACAAAGTACCAACACAAACTTTACCTCCAGGATACGATGTAGAAAATCCTGGATGGATCGATGGTGTCATAGTTCCAGCACAGCACCTTGACACTTGGTTTACTTTGGTCACAGAAACTGTGTTTGAACATCCTTCGAGTTTTAGGACGGAAAAGTTTTACAAACCTGTGTTGGCTACACATCCTTTCTTGGTATGTGCCAATCGCGGGTTTTATCGAGACATAAAACGTCTTGGTTTCCAGACATACGGTCAATGGATCGACGAATCATTTGATGACATTGAAGATGGGCAAGAAAGAATACAACGTCTAGTGCATGAAGTGGCCTGGCTGGTCAAACAAGATCTGCCAAAGTTTTGGGAAGAATCCAAAGAAACACGTTTATATAATCTGCGCCATGCATTTGCGATACATAGTAATCAACGTGATACATTTACACAACAAATGAAAGATTTTGTCAATGCCTAGAATAGACAACGAAACAGACTTAGAATACAAACGCAGAGTCATTGACATCAAGTCGGCCAGCTTTTGTGGAGCTAAATGGTACAACGCTACCATTTGGTTAGGATCGGGCATGACCACAAGTTGCCATCACCCATTGCCACACAAAGTAAGTGTAGAAGAAGTAGAAGCCAATCCCAAGGCCTTGCACAATACCCCTAAAAAGAAATCAGAACGTGCAATGATGCAACAGGGACAACGACCAGCAGGCTGTGAATATTGCTGGAAGATTGAAGATATCGGACGCGATAACATATCTGACCGTGTCTATAAAACTGTTATATACTCAGACGAGGATTTAAATCATGCTTTCAATACTGCCAGCGATCAAGACGTGGATCTACAGACCTTGGAAATCGCCTTTGATAGGACTTGCCAATTCGCTTGTTCTTATTGTAATCCTGCTTTTAGTAGCACCTGGGTCCGAGACATCAACAAACACGGTCCATACCATGGCTTGGTATCAGACGGGCGTAATCATTTTACTCACGCTCATGATAGCAGTCAGCTCTATACATTCAATGATCGGAATCCTTATGTGGACGCATTTTTCGCTTGGTGGGAGTCTGACCTCCACAGAACACTCAAAGAACTCCGAATAACTGGCGGTGAACCATTGATGAGCGGTTACACTTGGAAACTGTTGGACTGGTTCAAAGAGAATCGCGGCAAAAGTGATACACGACTAGCCATTAACTCTAACTTGGGCATGACCACAGAAGATGTGCTCAAGCTATTGGATCGTGCAGAAGGTGTTACATTAGATCTGTACACCAGCAACGAAAGCGTGAATGGGCATGCTGAATATATTCGAGATGGATTAGATTGGACACAATGGATGACCAATATGCACATGCTGGCTGGTAGCAAACGTCTACGGGGCCTACATGTAATGTGTACTATTAACGCTCTTTGTTTGGAAAGTTTAACTGATTTCCTTGACATCATGATGATGTTTAAAAAACAATATGGTCGAGACTTTCCAACATTTACATTGAACATATTACGCTTTCCAAGTTTTCAAAGCCCACTGGTATTGCCGGAAGACATACGTCAAGCTCGCGGACAACAACTACAGGAGTGGTACGATGAAAACAAGGACAATGAATTCTTACATCAAATGGAACTCAATCAAGTTCAACGCTTGATTGATTATTTAGACGTGGTCAAAACACCACACTCAGACACCTTTGATCGTGCGAGCTTGTATAATGATTTTAAAAAGTTCCATGAGCAATACGATCAGCGTAGAGGAAAAGATTTTTGTGCCACATTTCCAATGTTGGCTTCTTGGTATCGATCACTATGACAAAGAAAAGTAATCTTAGTAACTATAACTGGAAAGACCGTGTTCCCAGTTGGATTCCTCTGGAACATCTGACCGAAAAACAACAACACAGGCTCATGCACTCAGATACGTTCTGTATCATTCCTTGGATACACTTGCATGCTTGGCCCGATGGTCGTGCATATCCTTGTTGTTTGGGCAAGGCCGAACATCCTGTGGGCAACTTCAAAGAAAAGTCAATGAAGGAAATCTGGAACGACGAGCCTATGCGACAAATGCGCCGCAACATGCTAAGTGATCTGCCCTGCAAGGAATGCGGCGACTGCTACGAACAAGAATCAGCAGGATTTGCATCCATGCGCAATAACTCAAATAAGAACTTTGGGCAACACATTGACCTAGTTGATCAAACATTGCCCGATGGTTCGTTACCTGACATGCGATTACACTATTGGGATGTGCGTTTTTCTAACATCTGTAACTTGAAATGTCGCAGTTGTGGATCAATCTTTTCAAGTCGTTGGTACGATGATGACATCAAACTGTGGGGCAAAGAACTTCGCCCTCGTGTACAGTTTGCTGGCCGCCACGAAGAAGACGTTTGGGAACAAATGCAAGAGCATGTCCCACACCTAGATCAGATCTATTTTGCCGGTGGCGAACCTTTGATCATGGAAGAGCATAATCGTATTCTCAAGCTCTTGATTGAAAAAGGCAATACCAATGTACGTTTGATCTACAACACTAACTTAACTGAACTACGATTTAAACGTGAAAGTGTAATAGATCTTTGGAAACACTTTCCCAATGTTTGTGTGGCTGCTAGTTTAGATGACATGGGTGAGCGTGCCGCAGTTATACGTTCAGGAACCAAGTGGGCTGATGTGGAACAAAACATACGAGACATCAAACGCGAATGCCCACACATTGATTTTATGATCAGTCCCACACTGAGTTTAATGAATATCTGGAACTTTGTAAAATATCATCGTTACATGATTGACCAAGGGTTCATTGAACCCAAAGACTTCAATCTCAATATCCTACAAGGACCTATGAACTATCGCATTGACCTATTGCCAATGGATATTAAACTAAGATTCAAGAAAGAGTTCGAAGAACACATTGAGTGGCTGATGCCTAGAGATCCTATCCAACGTGCAGTCGGTGGGTTCCAAGCCGCTGTTGCTTTCATGATGTCTACGGACAACAGCCATTTGCTGCCAGAGTTTTGGCGAACAGTAGAAGATCTAGACTGGGCGAGGAATGAAAGTTTGATGTCTGTGGTTCCAGAGCTCCAAGAGATATATCAATATAGGAAAGAAGATGCTCAGTTACCCCCAGGCCGAACACATAGGATTTTAAAAGCATGAAAATACCACATTCTAAGTTTTGCGTATTGCCTTGGGTATCAATAGAAGCCAGCCCCATTGGTACAGTACGGCCATGTTGTTTGGCCATAGACGAAATAGTAGATGATTCAGGCAACAAGTTCAAACTCAATCAAGCCTCATTCCAGGAAATACAAAATAGCAAACACATGGTAAGTTTACGCCAAGAGTTTTTACAAGGCAAACAGCCACAGACCTGTCGCCGTTGCTGGAATGAGGAACGTGCAGGCCGTACCAGCAAACGCATGCACACTCTAGACAGACTCAAGCACATGGGTATCAGTGAAGACTGGACCACAGATGCTAAACCACTTATGTTCTTGGATCTTAAACTAGGTAACATTTGTAATCTAAAATGCCGTATTTGTGGATCCTGGAGTTCTAGTCAGTTCGCCACAGAAGAACTAAATTTTATCATCGACAAAGAAGAAAAGAAAAACTCCTTCCATTATCAAATGTTACGAGATGGCGCCTGGCCCAGAGAAAGCGAGCAGTTTTGGTCGCAGTTGGATTCGGCTATGAGTGAAGTACGTTACATAGAGTTCACAGGCGGTGAACCATTCATGATCCGAGAACATTTTGATTTGTTACAACGATTGATTGACCGAGGGCATGCACACCAGATTGAAATACATTATAATACCAACGGCACCCAGTATCCTGAACAGGCCGAAGAGATTTGGCAATATTTCAAGCACGTTGAAGTTGCATTCAGTATCGATGATATTGGCAGTCGTTTTGAGTATCAGCGCACCAATGCTGTATGGTCAGAAGTCTGCAACAACATCAAGCGTTTTAAGGACATGAGAGAGCGCAATCTCAACATGACTTTACAAGTTTGTTGTACAATTAATGTGTTCAATGTAATGTACCTTGAAGACGTGGCACAGTGGATCGACACCCAGGATTTTGATTTTGTATATTGGAACATGTTGCATGATGCTTACTATTTTAGTATAGGAACCATGCCCACGGAAGCTAAAAAACTGACGACTCAACGGTTGCAACAAGCCAAAATACCAGACAAGTTCCGTGCCGAAGTTGATCGAATCATTGATTTCATGAACAACGGTGCTAGTCTAGACGGGCAGTTGTTGCGCATGAAGATCGAAGATCTAGATTTTAAACGCCAGCAACGACTTGGAGATTACCTCCCAGAACTAGCACAGGCCATTGGATATCAATGATTGATTTGGTATTACTTCCTGAATATAAATCTGCTTTCATGGCACGACATGTGTTGCCAGTGTTTTCTCAATGGTTTAAGTTTTCTCAATGGGACGCTTCAAAGACCTATCAAAAAAACTGTGTGTTTGTGACACATCATAACTCAGACAAAGAATTGGCCACACAACTGTGGGAACAAGGATATAAAGTAGCAGTAGAGGAGTTATGGGAATATCGAGATCCTCATCCAACATTCCATACCATAAGTTCTCTCAAATGGTTTTGGTTCAACGAAGCACCTTGGTATATCAATCTTGGATACGAAAAATATTATCCCACTAGAAACTATAGCAAACTTGCACTCATGCCTATGTGTCGCAAAAGACCACACAGAGACATGACGTTGGAAAAGTTTGCACCGTGGCTGGATAGATTTATCTGGAGTTACCATAACAAGATGTTGCCCAACGATCTACCATTGGAGCAGAGAGAACCTGGTGATTTTATCAACTGGCAAAGATACTTTAATCCTGAATGGTACGATTCCACATCATTTACTATAGCAGTAGAAACCCTGGTCACTGGACGTGGTTTTATCACTGAGAAAACTTGGAAACCCATTGCTTACATGCACCCTTTCATGGTAGTGGGCACTCTTGGAACATTGAAGCACCTTCGCAGTTGGGGGTTTGAAACCTTTGATAATCTATTTGATGAGAGCTATGACGATGTTGAATTTAATCAAGGCAAACTCGATATCATTGCCAACAACATAAAGAACTACGAAATAGCACAGTTTGACGATGAAACTAGAGATCGTGTGGCCTATAACAAAAACAGATTCTTTAGTACCAATGTCATGAAGAACTTTATCAAACAGGACATAATCAATCCTTTGCAGGAGTATATCGATGCGTCCTGACACCTTGTGTATGGCGCCCTGGACACATACCTATCTAAGTCCACAAACAGAAAGACGTATGTGCTGTGCGTCAAGAGAACCTGCACAAAACTTTGAGCAATACATAGACACAGCCGCTGGCACAGGTCGTTATATCCCCATCACACTGGATGAACACTGGAACAGTGAACACATGATGAGTGTGCGACGTCGCATGATAGCCGGAGAGACACTGCCAGAATGTGATGTATGCAACAGCAAGTTATTAAATACAGATGTCTATCGCAGTTATTTTTGGGGACTGTTCGGTCACAAGTACGAGCAAGCCATGCGAGAAACTACACCCAATGGTTTCACTACAATGAAGCCAGTGAGTTGGGATTACAGATTCAGTAATCTTTGCAACTTCAAATGTCGTATGTGTGGTGACATGCTATCGAGCTCTTGGGAAACCGAAGAGAAGAAGCATGACATGGTGGACTGGTCAAATCCCAAAAACAACTGGATGCGTCCCGAGGTCAAACGTGAAATCACACAGTTCCAGGACACCCAGATAGAAGCAGAGTTTGCCCAAGCAGTCGAAGAACACAGAGTTGAAGAGATTTATTGGGTTGGCGGTGAACCACTGATGTACGAACAGCATTGGCGGTACATGCAACGTATCATTGAACTAGGGGATGGACCACAGCTTTATGCAAGATACAATACAAACTTATCTCGCGTGGATTATAATGGGATTAGTCTTTATCGCGATTTGTTGGCAAATATACGTGACTTCCAAATCTGTGCAAGCATCGACGGAACAGGAAGAATCGGAGAATACATCCGCACAGGCCTGGCCTGGCCCGTATTTTTAGAAAACTTTAAACGAGGTCTAGAGATAGCTCGTTATCGCAGACAGATGCGATTAGATTTTACTCTGACCTTGCCAGGCTTGTTTGAAGTAGAACCCATGCAACGCACAGCAGACGAACTGGGAGTGGATATATTGGCCAAAGTGGTGTTCTCATTTACACCTGACATCGTGATGAGTCCGCTGGCATTGCCAAGAGAGATACTAGATCGGAAAATAGATGAGCTGGTGCCTGCCACTCGCGGCGCACTACGTGACGTGTTACTACAGCTCAAACAGCGGCCTACATTTGCAGAACAATGGCCCGATCAATATCAAACAGGTCTTGCTCGAGGCAAGGCTCGTGTGTTAAAATTAGAACAGATAAGGAATGATTCGTTCACTATGAACGACATATTGGCAACAGATGCAGACATATATCGCTGGTGGCAAGACATTAGACCGGATAACCATTGAACTAAAAAACAGGAAAACACAAGAACTGTTTCCTGTACATATCAATGTGTTTGACAACTCGTTGAGTCGTAAATGGCTCGCGGCTCTCAATGAGCTTTTACAACAAAACTATCATTTGGAAAAGAACTACTGTTTCTTTGGCTTTGTTGATCATGAACGCAATGGTTGGTACATCCTAAATCAAGTCAATCGTAGCATTGATGCTATCAATCGTGCTGACCTTGGGTATCGTATCAATGATTATTTTGACATGAGCAACACTGTCACCGACGAACCTATCGATGGACGCACAGCAGGTCGAAACATACGCCAAGAAAAACTTAACTGGTTACATAGATACTTTGAAGACCTGCAAGGAGTCAGTGGTGCCCCAAAAGAATATTATCTGCGAGCTGACCCTGCCACACGCTGGCACATACGACAGCTCAACTTGCTGTGTCATGAGTTTGAATCATGGGCATTGAGTTACCGCAAGCAGATAGAAGCACCCGAATGGCAACGACCCAGCCAACTGATGTGTTGGCTTAATGCTCCACGATTCTTGTTAGACGAAGAGGATTATGAACTGTTTGGAGTCGAAACTATCAATAGGCCCTTAGGCGGAGTGTTTGTTGGAGTAAACAAAGCAGTGGGCAAACATCATTGGGAAGTATTCCAAGACGAAGGACGAGACAGTAGGATAGGGGAGTTAGTGTCAACTACCCTGCGCAGTCAAACAGAAGCTGCCGGAGATTTTGACATAGAGTGGGCCAACAATCCCGGCAACTACGAGTGGCAAAAGATAAAGCTACAAGAGTTTCGTGAATGGTTAACAGTCAATGGGTTTGACCCCGAGGACAAAAGCCTGACCATTGGTCATCCACAGATCGGGCAAGTCGACCTGATAGATACGTTTTGGACAAATGATCATCAAGCCATCTGGAAACGCCTAAATACACATCTTGATGTGTACAGTGTGCGTACCAGTGACGCCCGGGCAGTGTATGATTACTGCTGGAGTGATTGGGATTATACACAACGTCAGATCGAGATCATAGGAGGCAACAAATGAAATGGTTACGCAACTTGATCAACAGGATCAAACTAGAAATACGTTATCGCAAAAAACTCAAAGAGCTACGCAAAAGAGATCCATTTATCTATAAATGAAACATATACTTGGCATTAGTGCAGGGTTCCATGATGCGGCAGCCACAGTCATCAGATCAGATGGTGAAATAGTCTTTGCCGGCCACTCAGAACGCTACAGTAAAAAGAAAAATGATGCTGACATCGCACCTGACCTACTCAAGGAACTGTGTGAGTGGGAGTACGACACAGTGGCCTTCTATGAACGCCCTTGGATGCACAACATACAGCAAATATTTTCTGGACAACGCAACTTTGGACCTTGGACCACACATGGTGCTTTAAAAAAACATCTAGGATCCTGGTATCAAACACCTGCTCGGCGGGAAGTCAGCGCCAATCATCATCTAAGTCATGCGGCCGCTGGATTCCAAACCAGTCCATTTGAACGTGCAGTGGTTGTCGTGATCGACGCTATAGGTGAGTTAGACACTATCAGTATCTATCGTGCTTGGTATGATAGTCAAGGACGAGCACAGTATCGGAGAGTATGGCGCCAGGGTTACCCACACAGCATTGGATTATTTTATAGTGCCATGACAGATCGTGTGGGTCTTAGACCCATGGACGAAGAATACATCACCATGGGCATGGCCGCTTGGGGCAAAGATAGTTGGTATCAAAGTTTAAGTAATCAAGTGGTCAAGGACTATCATAACATAACATTGACAGAAAACTTCCATGTAGGAGTCGATAAAACTTTTTTAGAATCTGCTACCAACGAAGACATTGCCTGCGCCGCACAGTTAGTTGCCGAAGACCTCATAATGAGTGTGATGAAAAAAGCCTGGGAACTAACAAACGAAACCAATCTTGTGTACATGGGCGGAGTCGCATTAAACTGTTTGGCCAATAGAAACCTGGGAGAGATTTATGAAAATATTTGGATTATGCCTAATCCTGGTGATGCTGGTAGCAGCCTTGGTGCTGCCGCTTTGGCTCATGGACATAGAGTTAACTGGAGAAGTGCTTATCTGGGGCATGATATTCCTGGGCCTTATCCCGTTGATGAGCTTGTGGCTAGGCTACTTGCTGAACAGATTGTGGGGGTTGCATCAGGACGAGCCGAGTTCGGCCCCCGCGCACTTGGAAACCGTAGCCTCCTTGCGGACCCTAGAGGCAGCACGATCAAGGAACGAGTCAATGAAATCAAACGCAGACAACAGTTCAGACCGTTCGCACCTGTGATATTGGAAGAATGTGTCAACGACTATTTTGAAATGCCCAAAGGATATACCAATAGTCCGTACATGCAAGTAGTGGCACGTTGTCGCCATCCAGATCACTTTCCTGCCATCATACACGTAGATAAGACCAGCCGTGTTCAAACTGTGAGCAAAGATTGTGGGTCTGGTATCCGCCAACTACTAGAACGTTGGTATGTGGAAACAGGTTGTCCTATGCTACTCAACACCAGTCTCAACATACGTGGTGAGCCCATGGTCAATGATCGTGCAGATGCTGACAGATTTGAACAGCAGTATGGAGTAAAAGTCTGTAGTTAGAGGTAAGTCTCTAGACCGCCACGTCGACGTATGTCTTGTGTGCAACAACTAACACCGCCATCCCAGAAATAACTGTGACGCAATTCAGAGATAATAGGTTCAATCCGATGTCGTTTACAAAAGTCAAACACTTCTTTGTTATAAGCACTAAAGATTACATGACTTTCATCTAACACAAGACAGTTGACATCAAAAACGGTTTCGCTGACAAATCCAGTCCAACTCTTTAGATAGGTATCTACAAACTTAGTAAACTGTTCAGTGGGGGTCTGCCCTTGCACATACCAAGCACCGTTGAAGTTTTCTTCTTTGAACTTGCCAACTTCCATAGCGGCCCAGATCGAGCTGTCCCATATCTTGCATACATCCCATCCAGGAAAGTCTCCGGCAAGATCTAAGTTAACATCATGTTTACTTGATAAGATGACACCAGGCTTTAGAATTGCAAACACAGCATCTCCATGTCCGTCGGTGATGGCTTCGTGTACTCGATACTCTGGACCCAGTACATTGTCTATGATCCAACGTGTTTGTTCGGGTTTTAAAAAGTCTGAGTTGTCAAAAAACACATCACGACCCACACGCACAATACACGAAGCTGATGCACCATTTAGTATGCAGTCGGGATCCCATTTACCACCGTGCGGGTCTATGACTTGATCGCCATAGCGAGCACAGATGTCATCGAGTTCTACAACAGGCAGGACACGCAGAAGTTTTTGACCCAGCGTGATTTGCCAATCTCTTGGTGTAAGAGGTGGGAGAGGAGCACCTTCTCCAGACGTTTGCCAAGTTTGGAACTGATCTCGATTGGGTAACTCGGGCCTCAAAACTGTAGCACCATAACTTTCTATGGTGCGTTGAAGATTGTTTAAATCTTCAGCAGTTTCTGCTAGAATCTGTTGTAGCTGATTCCTGACTTGGGAGTCATCGATGAAATCAAAGTAATCCGGGTCGTAGGCGCGACCTACTATGACCTCTTCAAGAGGTTGCCAACTGGTATAACTGTTTACGATATTTGTCATTGTGTGAGCTTTGCGATCAAACTATTTAAACGATCCTTCTTGTCACTTAAAAATAATGCTTGATTGTGTAGTAGGTCTTGCTTGCAATCAATATAGAGCTGATGCAGATCAACGTTGGTTATTAATCTTTCTATTTCGGTACAGGCCATGTTCCATCTTTTGGTGTTATCCATTTCTCGATCGTAAGCATGGTTGATCACGTGATCAAATGTACGGTAGCCCAGCTGTTGCAGTTGTGCGATACTGCCTGCTGGTGCCACCAGCACAAACGGTTGACAGTTCTTGATAGGTTTGAAAGTTTTTTCAGTTAGAAAAGTTCCACCGCTTTGATCAGCATCTAAATGAGTTTCCAAGATCACGTTCAAATAACTGTCATTGAAATGTTGATGTACTGTAGTAGCATAAAGATTGTGCGTGGCTGAATCTAGCTCATCAGCATGGAATGGACCGCTGGCCAGGAATCTATGAGTATCAGCACGTAAACCATCAAATAGATCAACTTCAATGGGATTGTCAAGGTGCTCGTCGTCATTGATAAGCTCTTGTGTGTTGTAAGAAAAATACCCTTGCTGGTGAAGACCTTGCCGCCACAGTCTGGCCATGGTAGTGGCACGCCACCATTTGTGAGTCCTAACTAATGCTGTGTATTTTTTTCTACGGATCGTTTGATGGTCAAACGGTATAGGAGATTCTTTATTACGTAGTTGATACAAACACTCATCATCAACAAAGTGAGAAAAATTTTTGATAGATTCTGCAGAACTATTTGCACTGGTAAACTTAATGCGATCAAGATCAATGTCTTGATTAGCAAACTGTGCCAGTAAATGTTCCTGTATGCGTTGTGGGTTGTCACCTTCACTGTAGAAAAACCACAAGGTCAAACTTTTAGTTCTGAGCTTTTCTCTAATAAAAACTGGCAACAGCTCAAACCAGTTTATACTGAAATCAAAATAACTCAGGCTGATGGGGTACAAGGTGTGCTTGGTTGCTTGTGTCCACTCAACTATTTTATATTCAACATTGTGTCGATCAAGATAGTCAAAAAAATGCACAGGCTCGCTGTAAGGCCATTGCCTACTGAACTGCCACCATTCTGGAGTGTAAGGGCGAGCCTCCCACTGAGCTAGATTTGGATACGGGCGACCATCTACCGTACGGTCAACACAAAAAGTTACCATTGCTTGATCATATCAGTTAGTTCGTGCCATAACAAGTTTTCAAACTCTTTGGAATAGAACCAGTTGAAGTTATGTTCAACTATCGGTGTCATGTGTTGCTGTAGTTGTTGTTTTTCTTTGATACTCAATGCATCAATGTCGGCTAGTAGTTTCCCAATGCGAATGATACGGAAGTCATCGTCTTTGTCATCGTAGTCTTCATTCCAGAATTCACCAAAGGTTTTGAATCCATAGCGTCTGAGGTATTCAAGACTGCCCTTGCATGATACCAACACAAATGGCTGTTGCATCACGATGGGTTTGAATGTTTTTTCAGTGAGGTGTTGTCTGTGCCCATCATACAGGGTTTCGGTTACTACATTGAGCAAACTTTTTTCAGCCAACGACCACATATCTATACGATGACTATTACCAGCATGATTGGCCCCATGATCAATGATCAATGGCAGTTCGACATGTCCCAATGGGATATCGTATTCTTGGCATAACTCTGTGACTGTTTTGTTTTCATATGGGCAACGTTCAGGAAAACTGATAAAGTTGTTGTCAATAAGTTCCCGATCAACAAACTCGTTTAATAATGCCAGTCTATGATGTCTTTTTCCGCCAATGATATTGTTTGGACACAAAAATGTACGCTCTATTTGCCTGTCTTGGAATGGTTTGCAAAGGAAAGTATGATTGTAGCCTCTGTACCAATCCAGGGCGGCCCAGGCATGAAAGAAATAGTAAGAACAATCAAGCCCATAAGTATCACATGCCCAGTCTACTGCCTTGCTATTGTATTCAGAAGTGACTATAGTGGTAGGGCCCCAGTAATGTTTGATATACTGATCAAAGAAATCTTTGACTCGTTCTTGGTGCAGAGGTTCTTGATCCCAGAATACCAGTCGTTTTTCTGCTATGTTGTCAACTCGAGGAACGTTGCATATATCGCCAAATGATGTGGAACCAAAAGGATCAAACCAATGCAAGCCTACACGAGGTCGGTGTTGCAAAGCAGACACAAATACGTTATAATATATTTCATCGATACGAATCATGTTTGACGTCTTTTACCTAACCACTCCTACCTATCGTTGGCCTCACGAACGCCGGGCCGACAGCATCGAGCATGCTTGCGAACTTAGTCGCACAAGATACTTATGGGTAGTTGATGGGCTCAATGACTATTCTCACTTCGATTGGTTGTGGGAACCTGTGCCTTGGGAAAGTCATCAGACTCATGTATGGCCCAGCCAGCACCAAGAAAATGGTGGAACATACTTGATACCCAAAACAGGTGTCAGCGAAATCAATCGTAATCATCCAGTGGTGCCACGCATCGGTACTGTGCCACGCATTGGCATAGATCACGGCAACGGTCTTGGCATCGCTTGCAAAGAAAAAACAAGATATATCTCAGATTATCTAGGAACCTTACGAAGAATACTCAGCAAATGTACTTACAAAAATGTCTGGATAGTGAGTAGTGTATGTGATTACAGTCGTTTTGATTTCACCTGGCATCCTTCAGAATGGCAACAAGACATGTTGCATGTATTTGCCAGCAACGAACAAAAGTTTGGTGATACGTTTTATGTGAATGTAGAATCTTTTCTTGCCAAGACCAATGAGTTGGCCTTGCTTGAATGGTTTGATACCATACATTTTATAGAAGATAAATCTGTTCCTAGACTACCGGTGCCTGTCATCAAGCACGAACAAGACAGCCAAGTACCTGCAGTATGGGCACATGATTTCCAGTATCCTGTGGTACAGTTTGTCAGACACGGTGCAATAGAAAATCCTCCTGCCATTAACTTATGGCGAGAGAAGATGAAGACCATAGTACCTCTTACTCCGGGAGCCAGTAGTGTGCTAGTACCCAGAGAAGCCAAGAACTATCTTAAGAAGCAACTCTACGATTATCCCAACATAGACAAGACTTATAAGACGCTAGGAGAAGACCAACCCTTAGATGTGGTGTTTATCTCAAACGGTGAGCCCAATGCCGAACGACACTGGACCACGCTACAAGAAGCATTGTATATGAAACCCAACAATCTTGTGCGTAGCGATAGAGTCAACGGTCGTGCGGCCGCATATCATGCCGCGGCTGAAGCATCAACCACTGATTGGTTCTTTGCTGTGTTTGCTAAACTCAGAGTTGATTCCAAGTTTGATTGGTCCTGGCAGCCTGATCGCATGCAAGCGGCCAAACATTATATCTTCCATGCGTTTAATCCTATCAATACTCTGACATATGGCCACCAAGCCATGATCGCATATAACAAACGATTGGTTTTGGCCAACCCTGGTCGTGGACTAGACTTTACACTAGATGATGAACACGAAGTGGTACCGATATTGTCAGGCACAGCGGAGTATGCTGATACCAAATGGTCAGCCTGGCGCACAGCCTTCCGCGAATGTATCAAACTGCGCGGTCAATCAGATATCGAAAGCCAGCACAGGCTTAAGAAATGGCTCACAGTGGCCATAGGCCAGCCCAACGGGCAATGGTCAATCTATGGTGCAGAGGATGCTGTTGAATACTATGAAAGTGTCAATGGCGATTTTGATGAGCTCAAGAAAAGCTACGAGTGGTCATGGTTGGCCAGTTATGCCCTTTTAAAGAGAAATCTAACACCAGATCAATAATAAATAAGAGCATGTATTATGTATATGCTTACTTAAGAGACGACGGAACTCCTTACTATATAGGTAAAGGACAAAATAATAGAGCTTGGCAAAAGCACAAGTATCATAGAGTTCCTAGTAACGATAAAATCCTAATCTTAGAATCTAATTTAACTAAAGAACTAGCTCTTCGGCTAGAAACAAAATACATTCAGCAATACGGCCGAAAAGACATTGGTACAGGTATCTTAAGAAATATGACAGATGGTGGCGACGGAATCATGGGTCACAAACATTCTACAGAAACTAAAAAGAAAATCTCTCAGGCAAGATTGGGCAAACCAACTAACCTTGGAAAAACTATGTCTGCTGAACAGAAACAAAAATTAAGAGATTGTAACTTAGGAAAAATAGTCAGTGCCGAAACAGGTCAAAAAATAAGCAAAGCAAAGAAAGGAAAACCTGGCAAGCCCAGATCCGAAGAGACTAAAGAAAAAATGCGAGCTTCTCAGTTAGCCAGATGGGCTAAACGCAATCGAGAACCTGATCAATAACATACTCAACTTCGAGATCTGTTAGCTCAGGATATAAAGGCAACGTCAGCACACGTCGAGCCAGCGCCGACGCACAGCTAAGGATGTCTGGTCCTTGATACTGGCGGAAGGTGCCCAGCTCGTGTAACGGCTGTGTATAATGTACTTTTGTTTCTATTTTGCGTATGGCAAGATTCTTTTGTAAGATATCTCTGTTGTTGACGTCGATCACAAACTTATGATAGGCATGATCGTGGCAGTTATCTTGATCTATCAAACAACGTATTTCTGTTTTGTTTAAGCGTTCGCGCCAGTAACCGGCTATCTTGGATCTACGAGTTTGCCAGGTATCGATGTATTTTGTTTTGACCAACATGTGAGCACAATCTAACTCACTCATACGACTATTGGTGCCTGTTTCGTTGTGTGTGCTTTTACCGTTGTCTCTCCAGGCCCGTACAAAATCAAACATGTCTCTATCGTTTGTGACCACTGCACCACCGTTGCCATAAGCGGGTAAGTTTTTCATAGGATCAAATGAAATGGCAGCCGCGTTTCCAATCCTTGCACAGTCAGCGGCCAACCAATGTTGTGCGGCATCTTCTATGATGATTTTGTTGTTATGTGACCAATGGCGCCATGTGCTGATATCACCCATGTGAGCTATGCTGGCACCATACAGTCCAACTAAAACTACAGCTTGGTAACTGATATCGGGTATTTTTTTAACATCAAATATACCGTGATGGTCAGTGTCAATGAAGTGTACTTCCCACCCGGCTCGTATAAACGCATTGGCCGTGGCCGCATAGGTTAGGCTAGGCATCAACACCCGAGGAGGAGCGGGCATACCAGGATCATCTATGCAATATTCAGCAATAGCTTCCAGCGCAGAAGTTCCTGAATGAACACAGATCGCATACTTGGTTTTGTTTTTTTTAGCCAACCAGTTTTCAAACTCGGCAGTGAAGTTACCGTTCATGAGTTGGCCACTGCGCAACACTTCATCAGTGGTGTCTAAGATCTCCTGCCGGAGGTTGTTATACTGTTTTTTTAGACCAGTAAACGGAATGGTTAAGCCACTCATAGTACCTTTGGAAGCCTTCTTCTACATCTACCTTGGGATCGTAGCCAAAATCTCTACGTGCGGCATCAATGTTCAGTGCGCCGCGGCTGGGAAAGTCTGCATCTTTGTCTTTGACTTCTATGGTTCCCTGGCCTACAATCTTTACAGCAAGATTGGCCGCATCCGACAATGTACGGCTGTGACTTTTGGTGATGTTGTAGGTTTTGTTTGATGTATTATGACTCAGTGCGGCCGCTACTATACCATCAGCGGCATCTTCTACATAAGTGAAGTCAAGTGTTTCGTTAGCACCGTTGACCTTGATCACACCGTTGCGCATAGCAGTCAACAGAAACTTTGAAACAACACGATCTTCAACATCGTATTCTCCGTATACAGCGGAAGGACGAATAATGACATGATCAAAAAGACCACGCCTACTATAATCTCGGACAAGCCATTCTCCTGCAAGTTTCATGATGCCGTATTGTCCTTGTGGACGGCAAACAGCATCTTCTGTGACATCATCGGTGAAGTCTCCATAGACCATACTGCTACTAATATATATGAATTTACACACATTATTGCGTTTGGAAGCTTCTAGTAGATTAAGAAGTCCTTCACTCATAGCACGTGAGCCAATCATAGGATTTACATTGACTACTTTTTGTCTAGGAAAGCTGGCCAGGTGTATTACAGTATCGGGTTTGTATTCTCTAAACATCCAATCTATACCATCCTGATCTGCGATGTCAATGCCATGAACCCTGGCATCGGGTATTTTTTTCCTGCGTTCAGACATTAGATAATCCAGCTCGTCCTGCGGAACTAGACCGTAGTTTGTTTTGATATCTGTTACAGCAACTTGGTGGCCTTGCGCCATTAACCGCTGAACTACATTGTGTCCAATCAGGCCTAGTCCGCCTGTTACTATGATTTTTCTTGATTCCATCTTAGATAATACTCCGTTGCTGATTTGTCTTCCACAGATCCATAAACTATACATCGAACTCCATAGGAGTCTGGATCTGGACGTATTATGTAGCAAGGATCTAGGCAGTGAGATTTTATCCATTGGCCTTTTTCTGTTGCCATAAACTCACCCAAAGGAAAGGCGGCGTAGAGTTCAGGATCGTCTACGTCGCCCATGGAGAATGAATGAAATACTATTTTTTGCACTACTATGATTATAGCAGATTTATGTTGATTGATCTACGAATTCGGCACTCATGGGAAATACGGTAGCTATGACTTCAGCACAGGCACGAGCCACTTCCATGTGTTCTTTTTGTGTTCCGTGTCCTGAGCGTAGTTCAATAAAGTGTATCCACGATCTCAGTGTACCATTCATGTAAAGTCGGCTTTCTATTAGACCTTCTGGTAACACAGCACGAGCTTGCTCTTTGGCTATGCCATTAGCGATAGCCCACTCGTATTCTCGTTGGGCCGCATAGATGACTCGTTGTTGAGCTCTATACCATTCATTTTGTAACAGTTGATCATCCACGGCAATGCTGTTCTGACGGTTCTTGGTGTCTTGCAGTCGGGCTTCTCTTGTGACAAAGTTAAGGTCTTTAGTAGGGTCTGCGTATCGTTGAGAAAATTCTTGAAAGCTAAAAGATCTATGTCGCAAGATCTGTCGGGCGATATCTCTGGTTGTGGTGATTTCGCAACAGGCTGAGACCATTTCGAGCGGGCTCCAGTGTTGGTGTCGGATGAGGTATCGGATGAGTTTTTCTGATGATTCAGTGTTGAGTTGGTTTGATGGATTGGAGACACGGGCGCAATACGCAATGAGTTCCTGCGCATCTGCGATGCCCATGTCTCTAAACTCACCAGTGGGCTGGGAGTAAGAGACAAGTTTAACATTCATAGTTTACTTAAGATTTTATCTGTGTAAGGTTGTATGTGCTGTGCTACAGTTTTGACGTCGATGACAAAATCTACGTTGATGATATCACGACCACGTTCTGCCATGGCTCGTGCTACCACTCCTTCGATGTCTTCGACATCAAGACCGTTGCGTCTCAGCGTTTCTAAGTTGATGGTCTTTTGACGGCCACCACGTAATTTTAACGTAACTTTCTTGACACAGTCAATGGGAATATGTTCTTTGTCAACCGAACTTACAACATCTTCCCATTTTTCGATTTCATCAACCTTGAGTTGCATCCGCCACCTTCGCTTTCGCTGGACGACCGCGCTTGGGCGCAGTGGTGGTTTCTGCTGGAGCTCCTTCAAGAGCCGCGGCTTCTTTGGCTAATCTGGCACTCTCGGCCAATAAGCCTTTGGCTTCGGCTTCCATCTTAGCGGCTTGCTGACGGAAGTTAGCAGCCAAAGCACTGTCATCCAATGCTTGATTGCTACCCATAAGATTATTACGTGCGGCTGGAGGTGGACGTAGCTCGCGACCAAAATCATCTCTACGAATGGCTTTGCCTGTATAGCCAGAGTTAGCATCCAGTTCAGCCAACTTACTGATAGCTTGCTCACCTGTTTTCATCTCTCTCAAGATATTGTTGAGCTCGCTGAGTTTGACTGTGGCAGTGGGTGTAGGAGTTACTACAACCTGTTCGGTCTGTACTTTCTTGATCATGCCTTCGGCGTGTAATGCTGTGAGCATGGGACGACCATCAGGGAACAGTTTGCTGTGTACAGCATCGGCCAACTGTTCAGCTTGTTGTGCTTCGGGTGTTTCGATGGCCTTGATAAGAGCATCGTGCATATGGCTGGGCATCACATCTGGATACACTACCAAGCACATGTGGTCTTCACCGGGTACTTCTCTAAATAATATAGCAACCTTACGGTCACCATGTTTGCCTACGTGTTTGATGAACATTGTCATTCTCCTTGAGGTTGTTCGGGTTGCTGTGGTTGTGAGTCGGGCTGTTCAGAGGCTGGTTGCATCTGCGCCAACCAAGCTGACAATCGATCATAACATTGACCAATCTGGCTCATTTCTTCAGCACGGAAAGCACCACGTTCACAGGCTACCTGTACTATGTTTTGTAACATAATAAGGTCTGATACTGATAGGTTTACGTTTTGATTTTCCATACATCTATTTAATGGCAAAAAAGAAATAGACGTAGTTTATGCCAAGAAAAAACCGCCTTTGCGGCGGTTGTAGAAAAGGTTTTAGATCAGTTTTACCTTTTTGATCTTTATTTCACGGGTTTTTGTGGTTTTCTGCTACCAAGGCCTTCATCAGCGTGAATTTTTCGTGTAGATCCTTCAACCCGGGGTGTTTAGCCATCAGCAGTTCCAGCTCTTCGTCTTCTTTCATTTTCCGATATGCCCACTCTAATGTAGCCTGTGCTTCAGGACTAAGTCCAACATCTGCTGATCCGCTGAGACTTAACCAAGCATTACCATCATAGACTTCGAGATTCTGCGAACTGCTATTGTAGCGCACCATCCCGGCACTCATGGATCCTGGGCTAATGTACGGACTTTGCGATGGACTGTACACTGACATCCATCGCGGGCTTTGAGTTGAAATACCTTTGATCATCCTGTTTGCCGCATTGATTCTAAAGTAATGAACTTGCCTAGTTCTTTTTCAAACTCTTGATCGTCAGTGATGATGTAATGCCGCTCATTGTTACGATCTGTTTTGCGATCATAGCTTCGGAAACTTACGATGAATCCACCGATGACTTTTTTGACATTGATACGCAGGCCGTCTTCCCAACCCACTGAGTCTTCTGCCACTGCTACCAGTCCCATGCTTGCACCTCTCATTTTACTAACAGGAATGCTACCGTCATCCTCAAGATAGTGATTGTACTTTTCTTTGTTGTCCCACATATCGCGAAGTTTGCGGTACAAGTATCGATCAAACCATTTCATTTACTGCCTCCAGCGTGTTTCACGAATCTCACGAATAAGTTTGGGAATAAAGTCTATGATGGGTTGACCAATAAACCAACCCAACCAAAACCCTGCCGCAAGGTATAAGAAGTTCACAAAGGTCATTTATTTGTCCTCCTCGTACAGGGCGAACGTACCAAAGGGTGGGTTGGGATTCTTGTCACCATGGATGATCCATACAGTATCACAGTAGTTGGGGTCACCCCAGCTACCACATGGATAACCATCAGTGAATACTACCAGACGCTTGGGTTCGATTTGTTCGTCTTTCAAGTGCTTGAAGATGCAATCAAAATCAGTACCACCGCCACCGGCTAACTCGTAGTCTTCGATTGAATCAAGATTTTCTGAGTTGTATTGTTGCAGGTTGTACACTTCGGTATCAAAACAAGCGACATGGATCTTGTAAGATTCAAACGATTCCATGATACCTTTGACTTCGCTAAGGAAATCTTTGCCTTGAGCTTCTCCAATGGAGCCTGACATGTCGATGTACACAGCGATGTCAATGGCGTCAGTACGATTCATACCAGGCATCACAGCATCCATGTCCCAGCCACGACGGCTAGTTTTCATCCAAGTGTAGTCACTCTTGATGGTTGACTCTAACTGCATACGGAGCAGTTCACGCCAGTTCATCTTAGGATCGGTGAGATCACTGATCAGACGTTTGACGCCCAACGGAATCGATCCTGCATCTGACGCTTGTGCGGCCGCCAACATGGCTTCCTTGATTTCATCGCGGATCTTTTGACGCTCTTCTGCTGACAGCTTGGGACGTCCTTTGCCGGGCTTGTCGCCATCCTGGCTATCTGACCCATCTCCGTCACCTTCGCCATCCAAATGCTCGTCTAGTAACTTGTCGATAAGATCGCTGAGACTGATTTTTTCTGCATTCTCATACAAAATATCATAGATCTCTTCAGAGCTCTTGCCTTCAAACTTTGAATCATACAAGCAAGGCACCGAAGTAATAAACTCGCCTACACGATGTTTCTTCAAATCTGCATTGACGCAGAAGTCATTGGCGATATTGAATAACTGCGGGTCGCGATCTCCACGACGACCGAAGTGATCATATACACAATGCAAGACTTCATGCCCAAACAAGAACTCAATCTCTTTGGGTTTGAGCAGTTCAATGAAGCGACTATTGTAGTAGAAATGACGTCCGTCTGTGGCGGCAGTGGCACACCACTCGTCGGCATTGACCAGCTTCAGGCGAGTAGCAAGATTGCCAAAAAATGAAGCACGGAGTAACAGTCCCACACGGGCAGTGACCAGTTTCTCACGCACAATCTTGTCTAACTTTGGATCCATGGGTCCAATCAGATTGGCGAACTTTTTAGCGTCGTCTTTGTTTTGCGTGGAAGTTGCGGTTTTTGTAGACATAAGTGCTCCTTAACTATATCTTATATTATACAGGAAAATGGATTATTGGTCAACCGGATATTTCAGCTGGAAAAGCGTGAGTTCTTGCGGGCTTTTCACGTAGATACGCAGGTCTTCATAACCATTGGTCCAACTCCAATACGGGTTCACACACTCGGGCATCTTTGGCGGTGGGTTCGGCCCAATGTATTTGAAAATGTTTGCGGTGTATTCTTTGATGTCGGCCCATTGGCGGATCTCGGCACTCCAGCCATAGATGTCAAAGAAATACTTTTGAGCTTCAGCAAACTGCATGGGTCCTTGGCTGTTACTCATGCGGCCAGAAAAAATCACAGCATACTCAAAGTATTTTCTGTAACTCCAGCGACCATCGAGTTTGACTATCTTGTATTTCATCGTTGATATTTAAGGCCGAATATGACTGCATCATGCGGATCACGGAAATGGAAATCTAACTGCCAAACATTGTTTTCTGCTTGACCTATGTCAGGGCTACGATACCGCCATCTAGATCCGGGACGACCAAAGTCTTGCACTACTTTTCGCAACATGTCTTGGACATCGCTGTGACTGTAGGGTGCGAAAACCACCCTTACGGGTGGTTGATCAAAAAGATGGGTTGGATCCGACATAGCCCTATGTCTCGTTACCGATAGTGGACCCAACCCTTGACCTATCAGGCATTCTGGCTTGCGCTCAGGATGTACTTGCCATACCGCTGATGGAACTCGTCAAAGTTCTTGAGCTTGGTAGGCTGGAACGGAAGATTGTATGTGGTCAGTGCAATACGGGCACCCATGACCACGAGCTCAGTTTCAAAGTTCGCCATCATGTAGGCAAAGAAGTTGTCAGACATAGCATGGAACTCTTTGTCTGGAATCTTGCGCTCGATGGCACCTTTGAGCTCATAGCACATAGAGATCACCAAAGAGTACATGGCACTGACTTCTTTGATCTGCAGATCCTTGACCTTGCCCGACAAGATGTCTTCGGGCTTGGGCATTTTGCCTGCAATCTTGCGATGCGCCATAAACTTCACAGCAAGGCCTTCACCCACAGCACCTGCAATCAGATCGGTGTAAGTGGTCTCATCTACGTCTTCGTCTGCCAACAGCTCGCTGACGAAAGTCCAAGAACGTGGAGTAGCGAACGAACGACTTGCACTCTTGGCATCAAAGTCGTAGAGGTCCTGCTTGGCAAAACTCAAGTAACCCACAACGTCTTTGTGGATACCATTGCTCACGGCCCACTCTTGCCATACAGGGAAGTCAACTCGCATCTCCAAGTGGACAAAACGGTTTGCCAACGGAGTAGGCATACGATAGGTAACACCTTTGTCTGATTCACGGTTACCAGCGGCAACCAGCACCACATTGTCGGGCAGTATATACTTGCCAACACGACGGTTCAACACGAGCTGATAGGCCGCGGCCTGTACAGCCGGAGGCGCCGAGTTCATCTCGTCCATAAACAATACCACAACAGGATACTGACCAGCAGTTTCTGTATCAGGCAAGTCGATAGGAGGAGCCCAGTCCATGACGTTTTTGTCTCTGTTGTAGAACGGAATACCACGGATGTCGGTAGGGTCCATTTGGCCCAAACGGAGGTCGATCATGAGACCACCGAGTTCACGAGTGATATCTGCTACCACTTCACTTTTGCCGATACCGGGAGGACCCCAGAGGAACAGCGGACGCTTTTTAGCGAAACACTTTTTGATGGCTTTGCGGGCACCAACCGCGGTTACGGTGCGATGTTCAAATGACATAGGGCTTGGTCCTTTTTGTTGATGATTCTACTATTGTATGCGAAGTTGATTTCTGCGTCAACCTTAAGAAAACTCATAAAACTTCACTGTGGGATCTAGACGACGGAGTTCTGTGGCCGCGGCAGTGAGCTGGCGGTAACGAGCTTGAACTTGACTGCGAGGCAGTTCGCCATCGCAAGTGAGATTTTCTGGAGAAAGATCACCGTCGATCATGTCGGCGATGCGTTGATTGTCTCGACCAATGACCAAAGGCTTGCCACCAAAGATAGCATTCCACTGATTCTTTTGATCTACATAGGCTTTGAGTGATTTCACAGTAGGGCTCCTGTTTTGTTTAACTTAGCCTATAGTATAGCATGACGGCTGTTTCTGGTCAACCTTTGTTGTGTTGTAAAAAAGCCACAAAAAAACCCTTGTATTTCAAGGGTTTTTAGGAGCAAAGTTCAGCGGGCGTATTGCTAGTTCGCTGACAAAGTGCAAATGTCGTTGATCAAAACAGTTGTAGATCAATCTAGCCGCGTCCTCACATCGTACCGGTTCTCGATTCTTTCTGTGTCGACTCCAATAGCCCGCAGGCTGTGTATCGAGCATGCCAATGTCAACCAACATGAGCTGTGGCCATGTGACCATTTGATACAGATAGTGCGTGGCTTCAGTTAGGCTGAGTTTGTGTGTGCGATAGTTGATAGCACGTTGTCCTTCACGCCAATCAAACGGCGTTATACCTTCAGCCATGTGATTGGTCCAGCGCCGTGTTTGTTCACTACCTATGTTGATGATAAAACGATTTTCTTTGTGTTCCCAACGGTCAACGAGCGCATACAACAGATCTACTTGTCCATACCCATCGTAGGCATTGTTGATAAACAGTTCACAGTCTTGGACAGCATCAACAATACGCTGTGGTTGTTTGATGTCATATCCGTTGCTACGATTAAACTCTAACACTTCGTGGCCGTGGTGTTCAAACACTTGTTTGAGATGTTGTCCTAGTCCTTGACTGGTTCCGGTGATGCCTAGTTTCATTTGACTGTGAGATTTATGCGATCGTAATCAACTTGCAGACTGAGTCTTGTGCCAGTCATATTTTCTACACTGTGATACACCCATCCATTGAGTACATACCATTGGTTGGGTTGAAGTACCACAGACTCTATGTGTTCCAATCCGGGATAGTCCTGAGATGTACCGGGCCATTCTGGACTGAGAAACTCAACAGGATTGTTGGGCCTTCGCCAAAAACTAGTAGTAACATCTTGGCCACCTGTGTCCAAACTTAGATAGAATATATAGTGCCTGTTAAAATCAATATGCGGGCCGTGCAAAGGACCTTGTCCTGAGCTTACTGCCAGACTTGCGGCAAGATAGTCCTTGGGAAAATGATCATCTATCCACTGTAAAATTTCTTGCGGTAAAACGTATCTGTATTGAACTCTAGTTTGATACTCTTGATTCTGCCATGTTAGTTTTCTTTCCAAGTAGCCAGTTTCGTGTTTTTTAAATCTTTCTCGTTGAGCTGGATCCCATGCAAGTTTTTGATCTTGGTGATATGATACCAGCTGATCTACAAGGGCCTGTGGCGGTAACGGCAGTGACAATGATAAGTGTGTAAACATGTTATTCAACAAAATATTTTATTTCAAGACGAGCTATGTTCTGTTCTAGACCGCCACGATGTTGGGTCCAACTGTCAGGGAGTTGAGAGTATGTTGAAATGTATGCTTTGTACCAATCCTTGGCTTCTGCTGGCATTTCTTCAGCTAACCATTGATGCCATGGATGTACCGCGCGACCTTTTTGTTTCCATTGTGTGTACCCAGATTTGTGACTGGGATAAACCATTTTATGAAAATCCTCGTACGTCATCATATAATCAACACCGTCCTTGATTGTAAACACCGGCGAGTATCTTGGATCAGTGGCTTCAAATCCCCAGGGACTAATCACATTTTTTGGAGTTTCTTTGTATCGCCAAAACTTATTTGGTTCGCTGTCTATGTCACGAACTGCATTCAAGCAAAGATGAGCTTGTTTGATCATGAGCTCAGGCAAGTCAGGTTGTAGGAAAAAGTTTTCGTAGTTTTCTTTGGGATCATTGACCCATTGTGTATGCGGACTAGGTTGTGAAGCGTAGTGATCCATGACGGTGTAATAGTGTTTACCTGTTTCTTTATCTAAGGTTAAGTTAGGTTTGGCCTCGGCTATGACAAAACACATAGTTCTACCACTGTCTTGGATATCTCGCCAGTGCTGGAATCTACGATGGAATCCCACGGTAGGACTGTGATAAAATCCAGTCATAGCTAGATTGTGTATGTTATTGAAAGCTCGCCAGGCATATTCTCTCACATAAGGATCTTTGAGATTTTGCCGTTCCCAGTCACTGTTGTCATGCAAAGTAAAACGTGTGTTGGGACACTTTTTAAGTTTTTCCAAAGCATGCGGAATGGCTAAATGAAATGTTTCTGCGGTCATAAAGGCATGCATGTTGCCCTTATGCCCATCCAGTGTGTGCAGATGGAATACCTCGTCTACATGTATGTCATTGTCGATGAAACTGTCAAGCACACAGGTGCTGTCACATCCTCCGCTAAACATTACAACAACATAGTCATAGCGATCTCGGATCTGTTGGGCACGTTGGCGATACAACTCTTGGATAGATTCTGTGGGTTCTGTTTTCCAGTCCAAGGATTCAAACAGCTGATTGTTGAAATCCCATTCGACTTCGTGGCCGGTGGCTATGCTGTGATGCACAGCATCTAGTTTGCTATAGAAACATTCATCACCCACACGGAAGAATCCAAAGTGATTGAACTTTCCGTCGGGAATGAATTTGGGGTATTGCATCATTTGGCTAGATATCGGTTGATGTGATTAGTGATGGTTTTCCATTGTTGTTCTTCAGTTTGCCCGGCAGCTATTCCATCACGATAGGCATTGTTTTTATAAATGTCAATCAAGATAGGATGAGTTTTGATCAGTTCCACAGTATCCCGTGCAATGGTCTGACGGTCAGTGTTAAATGCTAGATACACATACATCTGTCCACTGCCAATCCAAGGATTCTTAGGATCAAACTCAGCTATACTCTTCCATCCGTTCTTTTCTGCTATATTCTTTGGCGCGGTGCTTAAGAAGCACTGACCACCAGCACTGGTGATACTGCTGGCATTGGTGTTGACAGTGAAATCCACATCGCCACTGACCAAGGCCTGTGTGAGTTTGGGCTGTCCTTGGAATCTCAAGACCTTGGTGTCCTTGAGATTCATTGATCTAACTAGACTTTCAGCAACAATGACATTGGTGCTGGCAAAGAATGTCACACCAACTCGATTACCACCAGCTAGGAACTTTGGCAAGGCCTTGTCCGGAGGCAACATGCTACACACTAGATAGTGATTAGATATGCTGATCGCTGACACAGACCGTTGCGTGATCTCCATGCCGCAGGCATCGGCAGCACCAGGTGCTATGCGATTGTAAGCATCTTCTTCTACTTGGAACGCCATCACAGCCGGTTTGCCAGGATTGCCATCTAACCAGGTCTTGGCAGCTCTACAGTTGGGAGCTCGTACAGCTTCTACCCGCCAGTTGTTTTTTTCAAGATGTTCTTGCATGGCTTTGTTCTGACTGTCTATCAGTCCTCCAGGAGGACTGGAATATATCACAGAGATCTGACGTGGGTTGGCCTGTGCTCCCGCGATCAAAAACATTGATAACATTAACGCATAAATCTTAAGCATTTTTACCCTTTAAAATATATCTGCCACAGATTGAAAACTGCTTGATCAATGTTGCCCTGTAGCAGGAAAACAAACAACACTGGTAATAGATCTATTTTATATCGCAAGCAGATCAAACCACATAGTATCATTATAACAAATACAACAAGATACAGCAATAGCATTTGATTATAATAGCCTTGCCATATCACTCCAAACAAGACAACAATAATTATAGAGATCCAGGTCATCCGGAGATTTATTTTGCGCACCCAGCGAGCCATATGCATGGCCATGGGCCAGCAAAAAATCAAACCAATCACATTGGCCATTGCAAATGCACCCAGTAACCACGGATAGTTGGCATATAAAAACGTACCTCTACTGAAATCTGCACCATTGGTAACCATGACATTGTACAGTATGGTTTCAGATATAGTGATCGGTATGCCAAAAATCATCAAAGGTATCATGGTACTGAAAGCACCACTGGTGTTGCCTGTTTCTGCGGCCACAATGGTGTGCATGTCACCAGGACGATACAATGAATGTTTGATACGTTGCCACTTTTCATAGGCATAACACCCAGTGGCGCTGAGTATGTAACTCAATCCTGGTATTAGACCCAGGAACCATCCCAGGATACTGCTACGCAACATCACAGGAACATAAGGACGCACATCCATGCTGGTCTGCTGTGCTGGCACAGAAGCACGATCTAACCGTATTGATTTTTTTAGTTCTACCAACAACAACGGAACAACATAGATACCCATCAACACTGATATCAGTGGAACACCTTCTTGCAGTTGGGCTATACCAAAGGTCAGTACATCTTGACCGGTAGTGTAATCAAATCCTATTTTGCCTATCACATAGCCTAAAGTCATGGCAATCATGGTTTTCCACCAGTTGCATTGGCTAGTGATGGCCACACCCAACAACGCCAGTGCCAGCAACACCAGTTGAACATTGTTTTTGAATATCCAAGTGCTTTGCATGATCACGCCCAGCAAGGCCAAACCTAGCCCCACAGCGATCATGCTGGCGACAAGTCTTCCAATGGCAGTGAGTCTGATACTTTGTTGGCCCAGCCCTTGGGCCATGAGTCGTGGACCTTCGTAGCTGGCTGGAACAGCACTGGTTTCCCCGGGCACACCAAAGTATGTGGCTGGCACGGAATCGAGATACTGACTGGCAGTGATCAAGCCAATGTAGAACACAGCCAACTGTACAGGATCCATGGACAGCAAAGCCAAGTAAGCAATGGCCAGCAGTTGTGCTGGACCGATTCCGGGCACCAAGCCAACTACCACTCCGGCCAGGCTGCCTAATAGTGCAAAAGATAATATGTCAATCATAGGTCAAAAAAAACACACAGGTGGTTGCCTGTGTGTTTTTGGTTATCAAGTTCTGAGATTAGAACGAATGACGCATGGATACAGCATAGGCTGTTTGGTCTTGACCTTGAGCGCCTAGTTTGTTAGCTGACTGCCCCAGGCTGTCATAGTTGGCACCGCCACCGTTGCCCCAGGCTGAAATACCTGTGGTTCCGTCAACTGTGCTCTTAGACACACCAAAGAACAACGAAGTACGCTTGCTGAGATCATAGTTCAACGAAGCAGAAGTCATCTTCATACCATTGGTAGAAGTAACTTTGTCGTCCAACATATAGTAGCCAGCATTGGCATACCACTTACCGTTGATCTGATAGCGAGCACCGATTGACTTCAAGTCAAACTTGGTATTGGCCGCTGTGCTACTAGGATTTTCCATCTGGAACAGGTTAGCTGTCAATGTCAAATCTTTGGTAGCGCGGTAGCCAGCACCATACCACTTAGTGCGAGCAGTTTCAACACCAGTAGAGTTGTTGGCTGAGTAGTAACCTAGTGCACCAAACACTGAACCATTGTTGTCGTAGCGCAACACATACTGATCAGCTTTGCCAAAATCAATGTCACCGGCTGTGTTACCAAATACTCGAGCGTATGTGGCATTGACACCGTTCCATTTTGGAGTGTCATAGCGGATGGCATTGTTGAACCATGAAGTACCTGTGAGTGAAGCAATACCAGTCTTGGCTGTGGAAGTACCACCAAAGCTAGAACCGTCATTGATGATGTTGGTCACTGAGCCAAAGTTTGAGTTGTTGCGACCATCAAACTGTTGATAGGTGCCCCAAGCCGCATTGGCTTGACGACCTAGAGTGATCTTACCGTAAGTTCCATGTTCCAGGAAGATGTTGGCGCCACGGCTGAACACAGCATTGGCAGCACCTGATCCAGCTGAAAGACCTTGCGATCCGTTGCCAAGATCGACTTGATTTTCTAGCACAGCACCTGCTTTGAGTCCACCACCTAGATCTTCTGTGGCCCGGAAGCCCAATCTGCTGGTTTGGTCAACACCGCTGTTGAAAGCGGTAATACGGCTGTTGGCTGAACCAACATTGGTTGCAGACACAACACCTGCGTCCATGATACCATAGATCTGCACTCCTGAAGAGAGATTAGATTGTGCTAGGGCAGTGCCTGCGGCGGCCGCCAACAATGCTACTGCGATAACAGATTTTTTAAACATTTATTTTTCCTTTCGAAAGTTGTTACTGTGTAACTGAGTTATTGTAACAGGATTACTTAGCAAGAGTCAACACAGCAGGCTGTTTTTTTAGCCAAAAGTAAACAAAACGCTTTCTCTGCTGAGTCCTGCCGCCACACGCCGTGTTCCGTGTGCTTTTTTGACAGTGTTGTCGTTGATATAACCTGCGTTGGGTGCATACGCAGTTTCAACTGTATTTAATCCTTTTACATCTACGATGGAATCCACACCGTGCTGGGCGAATAATGTAGGGTTTTTATCACCCACATACCATTGTGTTCCCATGTTGGGCTGTGCTGTGTCGCCACAGTAAACTTGTAGTAGGACTTGATAGTTGTCTGAGTCAAAATGCCAGGAGAGTTGATGTCCTGGAAGGTCTATGAATATTTCTTGATTGAGTGGGCGTAGTTGGTGCCCGGTGAGTTCGCTGACAGCGAGGTTGATGTCCTGTGCCACTTCGGCTAGATAGTGGTAGTCTGGATTGTTGGGCAGGCTCATGAGCCTGTTGGGGACGAGACATTGCCAACCTGTGGCAGTCTCACGATAACATCGACGTATTTCCCGATAGGTTGTGCTGTCAAAAACTTGAGGCAGATACCAAAGACCCGGTCCTAGTATCTGTGCTTGATCTGTGTGTAGCATGCCATTATTTAATACGGCCTGCTAGTCTTTCTACTATAAAAGATTCTTTGGTAAGATATTCGTATTCATCCACTGGATCTCCAGGACCTGTGATAAAAATATTGCCTCGGTAACACCATTCCAGCCATATCTTACGATCAGTTATTTTGCAACGCCGTGGCCATATGGCAAATACGAGATCCCAACGGATCACTCGATTGTAGAGAGCCCAGCGATCGTCCCAGCCGGGTATGGGCATGTTATTTTCTATCGCCACGAGGTTGGCGCACTTGTTGTTGGCCTGACAGTTCTGCTTGTACAGTGCCACGTTTGATTTCACCGCGACGGTGTGGGTCAATAATGGTAGCCAAAAATCTCTTGCTTTGTTTGCTCATTTTAAAGTTTGGGCCTGGTCTCATGGTTTTCCTTTGTGTTGGTTGGTGCCCCTTGACAGAATCGAACTGCCAACTGATGATTACAAATCAACTGTTATACCATTTAACTAAAAGGGCGAATAGTTATTATACACTACACCGATTTGGATCGCAACGATCAAGATTGCCGGTTACCCAGTCCGGCGCAGACTTATGGTATCTGCGGCTCTTGTTACCTCGCGGCAATCGTCACCCCGGCACTGCGCTATAGACACTTATTGGCGTTGGTCCAGTGAGCTGGGTAGCCGGCGACCCTAGCTGGGAATCATGTGTGGTATATATGGCACTGCACGTGGCCCGTGGCGTTCTTGTAGCAATCTACGAGCCTGTTCGGCTGTGTCAGCACCCACACGATCTTTGAACTCTTTACCATCTGGTGTACGGATGGTCGCTTCCCAAAGTTTGATTCTTGGATATGTCATCAGTCTGCTCCTTGCGGACCGTTGCCATTGGTGAAACCTATGGTACCACCTTCTTCCTTGATACGAGCGATCACATCTTCAAACAAGATTGGTGCAAAGTCAGTTTGCTCTACACAAACGCAATGATAGCGTGGATCGATCATGTCAGGTCTGTAGGCTGGTGGCATGGATTTCATCACACGATTGGCATGTAAGTGTCCATGGATATTTACACCAAAACGACCAAGGCTTTCAGGGTGGATAGGAATGTGACTCAAGATCATTCCGTTCATGACATGGTAGGCACGAAGTTCTCGGAAGTGTTCACGATAGTCTTCGTCTTTGAAGATATCGTGGTTACCGCGGATCAAGACCTTGTCACCGTTGAGCCTGCGCATGATACCCAGGGCCTTGCGGTTGATCACAACGTCACCCAAATGGTAAACCTTGTCTGTGGGTTTCACACGTTCGTTCCAACGACGGACCATTTCTTCGTCCATCTCGTCAGCGTTGTCCCATGGCCGTAACTTCGTGACCCCATCATTGCGAACGAAGCGGCACACACCAGCGTGGCCAAAGTGCGTGTCACTGACTAAAAATACGCTAGGCATAGTGCCCTCCTTTCTGATTTAACATTATATTATACCAGAAAAGGAGTTAGATGTCAACCGTTTTAACGGCCGCGTCCAGTGACTTTCTTGACTGGTTTTCCTGTGATCACCGGTGGTGATCGCTTGGGTTTGGACTTGCTGTCCTCTTTGGTATCTGACTTGGTGTCAGGATGTGCCGCGGCATGTTTTTTCTCTAGCGCGGCTTTTAGAGTGTCTGTGAACTTGCTCATGCTATTATGTATTCGTAGTTCACGGTATCTGTATTTTCTTTCAGTACCTGAGCACCATTTTTGATGTGGAATCTACGAGCCATTTCGGTCTTTGGACTCAGCGTGACAAAACGTTTCACAGTGGGAAACTGCCGACGTATTTCATCAACTGTGGCAAACAGCAGTTCGCCTGCGGCACCAGGAACATAGCTCCAGATAGTGTAGAATATGGCAGTGTCAGGTTCGCTGGGATCACGTGCAAGGTCTTCCACAGTGGCAGGAACAAAATCGTGCAGGCTCACACAGACCATGGCACGTGGTTTTTCTTCTATCAGGGCCGAAACAAATCGTTGTCCGCTTACACGGAACTCACGAGGGATCTCAGGACGCACAGGGTCGTCTTTGAGATAATCTAACAGTGGATCGGTAAGTTCACGTATGAATGACAACATAATATGTGTATATATCTCTTTTGGTAAAAAACTAAGATTTTGTACGTTTGCGGTCAATGTCTTGGCTCTTTAAAAGATAGTCTCTGCCAATGTGACCTTGTTCTATTTCTCGTATGGCTTTGACAGTATAACTATCATCGGTGTTAATGTGAGGAGCATAGTTATGCTTGAGTTCACGTGCTCGACGACTGGCGATCAACACCAAGTCATAACGATTACCTACTTGTTCTACTGCTTTTTCTGAAGTGATCCTTGCCATGCTATTCTCCTTATAAAAATGCTCTGCGACCCTCGGCGGTCAATACACAACGACATCCTGGTTGGTTTCACATATTCCCATCCACCCATCGGCTTCCGGTCCCTCAGCAGGATAATCTAAGGTCGTTAATGTTCCCGCTACACGCAGGGTCCGTTCACGCATTGCCAGCGGCCTTTCGGTTCAAAGACTACCACCCGTGGGTGCTACACCACTTCGATCGTCTGGGTCGGACTAGCTGTTGCTACACAGCACGTTCTGGAGCAGGATATCAGAATCGAACTGATGACGTGAGCTTGGAAGGCTCTCGTTTTACCACTAAACTAATCCTGCACGTTGGTTGCGGAGGAGGGAATCGAACCCCCAACACCAGCTTATGAGACTGGTAAGATACCGTTTCTATACTCCGCGTCAGTATATGTTCCGCTTACGATTATGCGGAGTCTGTGTTGATGCTCGTATTCGTCCGGTGATGAAGAGGGTCAGCTGTTCAGGCCGATCATACAGAGCACAGGGACTAGCCCAGACCGATTAGGGTTGCCAGTGACTAGAAAACTACCGTATACTCGGATCGATCTAGTGTGGCTAAACATAGCAGTGAGTGGCCCCAGGATTTTACTAATACTACCTGGGAATATAATAATGCATCACTGTCTGTCTATGTCGAAATGATAAATGGTATCATCACGTGTTTAAGGATCTGACA